TCGTGATGTGATATAATGGCCCAATAGCCAAGTTGGCTGACAAATAAAAGTGGGTCACTTAAATGTCAAAAGAAAGAAAGTTAAATCCTAAACAGGAGAAATTCGCACAAGAAGTTGTATTGAATGGCGGGGATAAAGTCAAAGCAAGGGCGGCCGCAGGTTACAGCACAAAAATGAGCAACCCATCACAAGGCGTTGACGCTGACAAGTTATACAATCATGCTAAGATATCGCTAAGAATAGCGGAACTCCAAATAGAAGCAGATAAGATAGCAAAGGAATCATTCACAATAAGCGTAGGGCAGCGCTTAAGGTGGCTAAATGAGATTACACTTGCTGGGCTATCAACTTATGTGGATCAAGGCGGAAACAAGCGTAGAGAGAACCTAACCGCATCCACTGGCGCAATAAAAACGATGAATGAAATGATAGGCACATCAAAAGACGATGATGACCAAGCGCCATCACTAGAGATAACATTCCAAGTTAAACAACCGGTCAAGGAAGTTAAAATAACAAATGCTAAGCCTTAGTCATTCGCAAGACGTATTCCTTAATGGTTTAAATACGAAGTTTCGTGCATACGTGGGCGGATATGGATCGGGGAAAACTTTCGTTGGCTGCCTGGATTTATTGATATTCTTTTCAAAACACCCAGGCACAAGGCAAGGCTATTTTGGCCCGACTTACCCATCGATACGAGACATATTCTTCCCAACGTTCGAAGAGGCGGCGGAACTAATGGGTTTTGATGTTGATATTAAAGAATCAAACAAAGAGGTCCATGTTTATCGCAACGGAAAGTATTACGGCACTGTTATTTGTCGCTCAATGGAAAAGCCATCTAGCATTGTAGGATTCAAGATATCACGCGCCCTTGTTGATGAAATAGACACCTTAACAAAGATTAAAGCTGAGCAGGCATGGAATAAAATAATATCAAGACTTAGGCTTAAGATAGAAGGTGTCGAGAATGGTATTGGCGTCACGACAACGCCAGAGGGGTTCATGTTTGTTTATGAGAGATTCAAGCGCAACCCGACAGAATCATACTCAATGGTTCAAGCCTCGACCTATGAGAACGAAGAATACTTACCAGACGACTACATCTCATCACTAAAAGAAAGCTACCCAGCAAGCCTAATAGATGCTTACATCGACGGCGACTTTGTTAACTTAAATAGCGGTACTGTTTACCATGAATTCGACAGAGATTTAAATAAGTCAGATGAGCTAATGCAAGATGGGGAACATTTATACATCGGTATGGATTTTAACGTTGGCAAGATGTCAGCCGTTATTCACGTTAAACGCGGTGATGACGCTCATGCAGTCGATGAAATCATGGGAGCTTATGATACGTCAAATATGATACAGCTCATTAAGGATAAATACTGGACGTACAGCAACGGCAAGTACAATAAGACGCGCAATCTATACATCTACCCAGATGCGAGCGGCGATAGCAGAAAGACGGTGGACGCAAGCACAACGGATATTGGACTGTTAGAGCAGGCTGGTTTCTTTGTGATAGTCGACGGCTCAAACCCAAGAGTTAAAGACCGCATCAACTCAGTGAATGCTATGTTTAAAAACGCCAAGGGAGAGCGGAGGTACTTTGTCAATCCGAATATGTGCAGATTGACAGTTGAAGCCTTTGAGCAGCAAGCATATAACGCCAACGGCGAGCCGGATAAAACAAAAGATACCGACCACCCAATAGATGCGGCTGGTTACTTTATTGTGCATGATTACCCGATTGTTAAGCCGACGATGGCACCGCGTATCCGTCACTTTTAACGACTATGACGCATTACGTTACCGCGCTACGTCATTAACTCGACAGCCAGCAATGCCAAGGGTTAAGATGTTTTAGGATGGCTATAAAATTACTTCCGAGATATCGGATAGCATTAATTTAGCTAGATATGACATTTCAAGCCGCTCAACTAAGAGGTCAGGCGTGAACTTACCAGTATCAACAAACCTCCAATGGCAAGCGAATGGTTTAAAAACCTCAACATCCCGCTTGCTCTTGAAGAATATCCCCGTTTCTATCGTGACGGTTGCTTTGAAGCAATAATTCAAAACTGAATTGCCAGATTTTTCTATTAATCTAAAGTTGCTTATTTTCATTCTCTCACTCCTTAGCCTGTTAGGGCTGGTTAATTACTTCCAGTTATTAATTCCGCGCCAATCACCGTTAAAAAATTGCACTGGCTGATTGCCACTAATGTCAATTATCGAAATGTATTCATTGTTGCATTGCTTTATATCATCCTCTGAAATGGTTTCTGTCTTACTTACTGTTCCATCTTCCTGCGCTATTAAAAACATCTTCATTCCCCTCAGTTAAAAGCCAACAATAATACATGTTGAGAATTATGTAAAGTAAAATTATAACTTTACTACAGCTATTAAAAGGGCTAGTATTAATCATCATATTAAATAAAGGGCATTACGATGGACTTAGCAAAATCAACAAGAATAGGGCTGGCACACGCAAATCAAAGTCGAGCGTGGCTATCAAGAGAGCTTGAAGTGTCAAAGCAATACGTGTCGGATATCTGCAACGGCACATACGACCCAAGCACTAGCAAGATAGAAGACCTTGCTGCGATATTCGGCGTTAGCGTTTCTGAATTTATTAAGTGGGGAGAGTAAAGTGAGAGAGATTAAATTTAGAGGGCTAGATAGCGAAGGTAATTGGCATTATGGCAATTTACTACAATCTAAACCATTTAAAGATGGTCGAATTGACTGCTGGATTCAGCCTAAATCACTTTTATGCCTAGGTGCTATATCAACGCCTACAAGTTCGTTCGTTAAGGTAATTGAGAAAACGGTCGGGCAATTCATCGGCATTAAAGATGAAAGCGGCGCGGAAGTTTTTGAGGGTGATGAGTTAAAAACAGACACGGTAAATCAATATGTTGTTTATCGTGAAGATATGACCTTGTTTTGCATGAGAGTAAATAAATTTTCTGGCACAACATCAATACCAGCAGCCTGCGAAGTAATCGGCAACATCCACCAGAGCCCTTGGAATTTTGGAGAATAAACAATGAATATAACATACCAATCAGTATCCGCCCTTTCGCTAACCATACTAGATGGCAAGCCAGACCTTGAGCTAGGCTGTCAAGTCGGTGATCTTAACGAAGGTATCCAGCCAACTTACGGAATGTGCGCAGAAGGCATGGGCTTTGATACTTTTATTATGACGATTAAGTGGCAAGAATTCACAAACAAGAATATGTATTACTAATTGGAGAATGAAAATGATTAAATTTATTAAAAGCTTATTTACAAACAAGGCAGAGGTGGTGCTACATGAATTGCGTGAGTATAAGATTGCGCATCCCGACCCTGAATTTGTATTATTGAGAAAGAAAACGGTTTTATACCATGGTTTACGTGGCATAAAGATAGATAAGATAGAGGTTCCTTACTCGCTAATGTATGAGACTCAGCTATCTAGTTTATATCCAGGCTATAAAATTTATGATTATAAGGCTTAGTAATGACTGACCTACCCCGCGAACTCCAAGAGCAATTCGATAAAATTTTTGGGAGAAACAAATGAGCAACGTTAAACCGATGGTGGGTCAAGTTTGGGGTTTGCTATATGCGGATGGTAGCCATTACGAAAAGAGATCCATTTCTAGATTAAGCAACTCTAGAGTTCTATACACTGACGGATGTGGAGTTGAGCGGTGGTCTAATAGGTCTAAATTTATTGAGGATTACGAATTCATTCCGCAAAACGATTTGGAGTGGTTAGCGGTCAACGAGCCTGAATGGAATAATGATTACTTCTTATTCATTGCTAAAGTAAAGGGTGATAGGGCATATTACCGCCAACTTCATGTTCTTAGCTATGCCCGCCAGCAATGGCAAAACATGCGCTACGAACTAGGCCTTGATGAGCCTAAGAATAAAACCACTTGGGCGGACTGTCCGTTTCCAACAATAAACATAAACTGCCCATGCACATTAACACCACTAAAAAAGGAAACAAAAATGATTGATTTAAGAACGGCTAAAGTTGGGGATGAGTTTGTTGATAAAAACAGCAACATTGTTGAGTTGGTAATAGCTGACCATTCTGTAAGTAGATATGTTGGCAAGGGAGTTGGAGCGTGTGGCGGCAAAGTATTTTATGGAATTTATACAAATGAAGGTTGCAACGTCGATCAACGATCATGCGGTTTAGCGTCAAAGCACGAGCCCCGCCACTGGCTTAAGGACCTTCCTAATACTGATTTATTTAGCTTATACAAAGCAAACTATATTTATTGTGATAAAACATTTGGCTGGAAGTCTGTTAGTCATAGTCAAATGACGCTAGACCTAGATGATGAATTAATGCCCACTCTAACCGGCGATGAGTGGAAGTTGAGCAAGATTAGCATTGTTGAGCTTCGGGCTTGGCAGGAGCAAAACAAATGATCGAGTTAAACCGTTGTCCTATCTGCGGAGAGAAACCATTCACATTTACCAGCTCTGTGTCTGCTGCTGGGTGTGATTTTAATGCTTACATAGTGGAATGCGATGCTGATAATGACGGCACTCAAAACCCACCATTTATTGGGCACAACGTTAGCGCTTACGGGAAAAATGAGGCTGAGGCCAAAGAGCGATGGAATCAAACAGGAACTAACCGGTAATAATTAGGCGCCCAATCAAACCGTGATACAATGGCTCATTAACTAAACGTGAGCCATTTAATGTCCCATACCGATGACACCATTGCTGATTCAATCTTGCGCCGTGAATTTTTTTTACAGCGCTTCGCTTCTTTCCTCGTTAACAAAGAAGTAGACGGCACAATACAGGCTTTCTCTCGTAAACTACCATCATTGCTTAATGAGTTCGGTGACGCGCAGGATTTAACGCTAGGTGAGCGCAGGGCGGTAACTAAAGCAGTCACCGTCGAAATGGCCGCGCTATGGACTAGCATGTGGTCAGATATCACTGAGCAACTTGGCGAAATGGCCGTAATGGACGCGGCTCACGTTGCTGGTGTTTATGATCACCTATTAGGCGTGTCGCTAACATTGCCGGCCGATTCGGTTCTATTGGGCCATATCGCCAATTCAATCATGACGCTCACATCTGGGAAAAATGTTACAGCCGGGGTGTGGGCCAAATTCATCAAGGACAACACGGACGCAGCGACCAAATCAATTAATGGTGCCATTTGGAGCGGCTACACATCAGACTTAACCAACCAGCAAATAGCTCAATCAATACGTGGCACGTTTAATCGCTCAACTAAACTTTACCAGGGCGGCATCTTACAGGGTCGGGTTAGAGCGCAGGCCGACGCATTGGTTAGAACTGGAGTGTCGCATTTTTCTAATTCAGCAAGAGATAGGACCTACGCGGCAAACAAAGATATCATCCAGTCTAGGATACTAATAGCCACGTTAGATTCAAGAACTACATTTATTTGCATGAGTAGAAACCTTAGAGAATGGGACATCGATGATCCAAACTTCCCTCGCCTACCGTTTCACTTTAACGAGCGATCGGTTTATATCGTAAGAATAAAAGGCATACCACCACTAGAGGGAACAAAGCCCGCGATTGGAGGCAATAGAGGTACAGAAAAATCAGATTTCAATCGGAAATTCAGAGGGAAGCGCGACTTAGATGTTTATAACGTTAAACAAGTTGCGGCAGACACAAGCAGCGACGCATTCCTAAGGCGCCAACCTCGATCATTCATAGAATCAACTCTCGGTGTTGCAAAGTCCAAGCTATTCCTTGATGGCGGATTTACACTTAAAAGATTTGTTGACGCGACTGGTAGAACTTTGGACCTTAAGCAGCTAAGAAAGATTGACGCGGCAGCATTTAAGAAAGCAGGAATATAGTTTTTAACTAAATATGTTATAATTAAATTGCGCCTAGCTTTAGCGGGTGAAAGTCAGGATTCATAGCCCTGATTGGCGCGCAACTTTTCAGCTATGATTAACCAGTTATGAGGTTATTATGTTTAAAGAAATTCCTGCAAGTAAAATGTCAACTTCAAGAAGAAGATTAGTCCATGGCGTTGGAATAAATGACGCTAAATATATTATAAATCCATTAATAAATGGCGAGATGACAAGGTGCCAATTTTACAGTAGATGGAATAAAATGATAACTAGATGTTATTCACTCAAATTCCAAGAAAGAAATCCTACGTATATTGGGTGTTCTGCCTGCCCTGAATGGTTGATTTTTTCTAATTTTAAATCATGGATGGAAAAGCAAGACTGGGAAAACAAAGAATTAGACAAGGATATAATATCTCCCGGGAACAAGATTTACAGTCCTGAAAATTGCGCTTTCGTTCCAAAACCACTAAACGGATTAATAGTCGACCAAGCCACATCTCGAGGTAAATACCCGCGTGGGGTTTATTTTAACGAGCTGAGGGGTAACATATGTTCTAATATTAGCTATCAAGGGGTTAGCACACATATCGGAACTTTCAGCACTACTAAGGAGGCGTCAAGAGCATACATAAAAGCAAAGGTTGAAATAATATTAGCCGCAGTTGATGAGCAGCAAGACATTAGAGTTGCAAACGGTTTAAAGCTTCATGCTGACTTATTGTTAAGAGATATCATCTAAGTTTGTGAGTAACGCTAACTAATGGTAAAATTGACTAAACTTTAACGGGACAAACTAATGCCGCATGACGATCTAATGAATATTCATCATCCAGACTACGACTTTACTATTGACGAAGTAAAAACAGTTAGGGATTGCGTGGAGGGATCGAACGCCATCAAGAACGGAGAGCGTTCAAGGATATATCTGCCAAATCCCACTGATATTGACATTCTAAGGGGGCAGGACTTTGTAGAGGCTAGCAATCGTTATAAGGCATATAAAAACAGAGCGGAGTATTCTGACTTCCCATCGAGAACTGAAAGCGGATACATGGGCGCGATGAAATCAACGCCTCCAGACTTCGCTGAAATACCAGCAGAGATTGAATATTTACTAACCAACTCCGACGGTGACAATTTAACGCTATCAGAGTCAATTGAAATCACCCAGGCTAATTTACTTGAGGTTAAGTTTCACGGCCTGTTAGTGGACTTTAACGGCTTGACTCAAGTCGACATCAACGATGATTCGCCGCAATTAACAAACGCTCAAGCTAAGTCGTTGGACTTAAAAGCAACAATCAAGCATTACCCTCGCGAATCAATTGTCGATTGGGATTATTCGGTTATTAACAACCAGAATCAACTATCCTTTATCAAACTGATGGAGAAAACCAGCGAAATAGATCGCGACACCTTGCAGCGTGTCGAGGTTGAAAATCAGTTGGTGCTAGCGTTAGATGAAAACGGTGAGTACTATCAGCAGCAAATAACCAAAACTGCTGAAGGTAAAGACCAGATCAGCGATCGGCTTTATCCAGAAAATAATAGTGGCCGATTAAGCCTTATTCCACTTGAAATAGTTATCGACCAAAAGCAAAAATCATCATCAATCCCAAAGGCGTTAGGAATATTATATCCAATTTGCCTAAAAGCGCTCTCAAGATACACGGTAAGCGCGGACTTAAAAGAGTCAATCCATCGTTCCGCACAGCCTACAATGTGGTCAAGTGGTTGGACTAACCAAGCGTTTGAGATATACAAAAATCTAACTGGCAATGAGCACATAGCGACTGGGGCATCTTCTCACATACCATTACCTAAAGATGCCAGCATTGGATACCTTCAATGGGACGCTGATAGCAATGCCATGTTTAAATACATGGAAGAAAACCAGAAAGAGGCCAAGGCATTAGGTGCTAGGTTTGACACTTCAGATCCAAAGGACGAAGCTGTGGGGGTTGCTAAGATTCGCAGCGCAGAAGAGTTGAGCGCATTAATGAACATTCAATCATCAATCGAGGAATCATATACTCGCGTTCTTGGTTGGTGCTTTAACTTTATGTCTACCAGCGCAACCGATCCTAAAATTGAAATCGTGTTAAATAAAGAGTTCAACAAGATTAAATTAACACCTGGAGAGCAAAAGGCGATACTCGACAACTTCACTATGGGCTTAATCGATAGAGCAGAGGCTTTAGCTCAATTAGAAAAAGGCGGGGTATTAATAAGCGAAGCCGAAGAGTTATTAAATAGGTCAGAAACTAACGGTGAATAGGTCATATTCGCCATTATTTAGTCAAAGTGTTACAATGAATTTTATTTAAACAACTGCAACAATTCGGAGTCCGATAGCATGCAATTACAATTTGAGAACGAGTCTGACATCCCCAGTGGAGATAAAGACAGCTTTGTGCCATTTGAACAAGATGGTAAGCAAGTATTTATGCATAAAGATTTGGCTGAATCTAAAAAAACAGCATTTCGACATCAGGGACAGTTAAGTAATTTAACTAAAGATTTCGAAACGTTTAAAGGTGGCATTACCGTTAAGCAGCAAGAGCAAGAAGCTGCCGCAAAGTTAGCGCAAGAACAGGCGTTAGTTAAGCAAATGGCAGAGCTAAAGGATAGTGGCAAAACTAGCGAGCTACACAAGTTGGAAATGCAACAATCCGCCGATAAGTATAAATCGTTATTAGATTCTAACGAAAAGTTGCAGCAAGATTTTACAGGGTTGCAGACATCTCTAGTAGAGACAAGCAACAAAACACTAGCTACCGAAATTGCTAGTCAGTACGTCCCGGCAGAAATGGTTGATTCATTCAGCAAGTTGCTAATGATGAGTCACATTAAAAATGTTGATGGTAAGTCAGTTTTTACTAATGCCAGTGGCGATGCGGTAGACAATGACATAGATCGGGTTATGGAAGTTTTAAACCAAGACCCAAATTTAAAACATTTTGCTAAATTCCCCGGTTCTAAGGGCGCTTATGGTGGCAAAGGTGGTGATGCTGGTGGTAATGGGAAAACAATTTCTCGTCGCGCATTCGAAGAGCTGCCTACGCACGAGAAAAACGCCAAAATTAGAGCTGGCATTAAACCAATAGATTAAGGTAAAACACAATGGCTAATACACTAACGGATCTAATTCCGGATTTATACGCAGCGCTTGACGTTGTATCACGAGAGCAGGTTGGTTTTATTCCTGCTGTAACCCTAAACGCAACAGACGGACGAGCGGCTGTTGGCGAAAGTGTTCGAGTGCCAATTACTGGCGCCGCAAACGTTGTTGATATCACGCCAGCAATGGTAACTCCAGAGCCTACCGATCAAGTAGTGACAAATACAGATATTATTATCACTAAATCTCGTGCCGCTGAGTTTGGCTGGGTTGGTGAGGAACAAAAAGGCTTAAACAACGGTCCAGGCTTCTTAACTATTCGCGCCGGTCAAATGGCCCAAGCGATGCGAAGCCTAACCAATGAGATCGAAACTGATATCGCAAGCTTGTACAAAGCAACGTCTCGCGCTTTCGGCACTGCCGGTGTAACTCCATTCGCCTCAACGCTGCAAGATACCGCTCAGGTACGAAAGATTTTATCTGATAACGGCGCACCATTAGGTGATTTACAGCTGGTTATTGACTCAACCGCAGGCGCTAACATGCGTACCTTGACGAACTTAACCAAGGCTAACGAGGCTAACGACACATCACTATTGCGCCAAGGCGTGTTGCTTGACGTTCATGGCTTTTCAATTCGCGAGTCAGCTCAGAACGCGAACGTAGTTAATGGTACTGGTACGTCATTTACCACCGATACGGCTGGTTATGCTGTTGGTGCAACAGTTATTACGCTTATTACTGGCACTGGCACAGTGTTAGCTGGTGATGTTGTTACATTCGCGGGCGACACTAACAAGTATGTTGTCTCTTTTGGAACTGTTGGCGCTGGGCCTATTACGTTAGCTGCACCTGGCCTTCGTGTTGCGATTGCTGCGTCTGCTACTGCCTTGACCATCGGCGGTGATTTCGTTGCTAACATGGCATTCGCTCGAAGCGCATTGCAGCTCGTAACTCGCGCACCAGCGTTGCCAGAAGAAGGCGATATGGCAATTGACCGCATGTTAATTACTGATGACCGTTCAGGGTTAAGTTTTGAAGTGTCAATCTATCCTGGCTACCGTAAGGTTCGTTATGAGATTGCTATCGCCTGGGGATTTGAGAACATCAAGCCTGAGCATGGAGCCATCCTTCTAGGCTGATATTATTTATTGCAAACCCCAATAGATAAGTTAAAATACCCTTACTGTTAATCGCATTAAGGGTATTTTTATGAGACTTAAAGATATTGGAGCAACCGGAGCGAAAAGAAAGGGGTTATCTAAAAGCCCTCTATACGGGATTTGGTCACTTATGCTTTATAGGTGTTATGACAAAAATTCAAAATCATATATTAATTATGGAAAGAGGGGGATAACCGTTTGCAATAGATGGTTTTGTTTTGATAATTTTCATGATGATAATATAAAGCTTTATAATTACGGCTTAGAAATAGATCGAACCGATAATAATGGTGATTACTCACCGGGCAACACAAGATGGGTCACGCATTCTCAGAATTGCAGGAATAGAAGAACATCAGTTTTAGCAACAATTAATGGGGTGGAAAAATCAGTTTATGACTGGGCTGATGAGGCGGGAATTAACCCCAAAATGGTATTAGAAAGAGTTCAGCAGCAAGGATGGAGCATTGAGAGGGCGTTATCAGAACCTACAGCAAATAGGCACGAAAACATGTTAATAGCGCAAGGTAAGCGATGGGAAGGTCACGTCAAAGTTCCAAAAAGAAAACCAAAGACAGCTAGAAAGATAAGAACCATCGAGTACAAAGGCGAAACAATGACCATTAAGCAGCTTTCTGATATAGTAGGCGTAAGCGCTAAGCTTTTGAGTAAACGTTTATTTGAAAGAGGCTGGCCTCTTGATAGGGCGGTCACGAATGAAAATTTCAAAGGCACAAATCAATTTACTAAGGAACAATCATGCAAATCCCAACAGTAAAAGTTAAAGACAAAGCCGGTAATGAGGTCATCGTAAATGAAGAAGACGCTCATTTATATGATGAGTTTAAAAAGCCAGCGAAGAAAGCGAACCCAGCAAAGGACAAAAAGGCGGATAAGTAATGACCTTTAAAAATCCGGTACCGGCAGATAGGACTATTGTTCCTGGATCGTGGTCTGATATCTTAGATAATCAACTGGCGTCATTTGAAACATCCGACAGAGGTAACACCGCAAATAAGGTATTTGTCCAAGATCAAACTACTGAAATGCTTGATCTTGATTTTCTGCAAGAACTTAAAACAGGATTATCTCTCGCGGTTGATTCGGTTGCCACCTCAAGGGATATAACTTTGACTGCGGGTCACGGCATGGTCACAGGCGCATTCCCGGCTGGTGATGTAGGAACCATTCTTGAGATTGGGTCGACCGCGACTGGTCGGTTTGTACAAGCAAAGGTGCTGGCTGTTGTAGGTGATGTCATTACCCTCAATCAACTTGTCGGTGACGTATTCCTTGCCGGTGCATCTGTAAACACTGGCAATCGTAATCTTGCGTTATCTGATGGTTCGGTGACTCCTGTTATATTTAGGGTGGAACCCTCCCCTGTACAAGCCGGTGATATTACACGCTTAATAATAGCCATAATAGGTCCGACCGCAATGGATTTTTCGACATTCGGATCGGACGCTCCATTACCTGTTGGTTTATTGTTCAGAGTGAGGCGTCCAGACGGGTCTTATAAAAATCTTAGAACAGTTGACGTGAATCTTGAGGCTTTTTTGTGGGGATTTGATAATAATCTTTTCACACCGAAGACGGGAAACACGGCCCACGGCATCGCATTCAGAGTCACATTTGCAGGGCAGGAAAAGCACGGAGTTACTGCGCGGTTAGATGGCACATTGGGGGAGCAAATAGAATGCGTGGTTTTAGATGCTTTGAGTGCAGGAACTAACACTTCCATTAGGGTAATGGCCGAAGGTTCGGAATTGCAGGATTAAATAATTTAAGGCGCGACATAAACCAGCCACCAAACAAAAGCCGCTTAATTGCGGTTTTTTATTGCGTGAATTTAATAAATCTTTTTACAAAATAGACTTGAAACCGTGACAATGATGACATATAGTTAATGCCAATGATGACAAGTCAAAAGGCCTTATAATGAAATCGTATGAAAATAAAACCATACCTGAGTCAGTAAAGAAAGTCCTAGTTAAAACAACGTGCGATATGTGCGGTGATGAAATAAAAACAAGCGGCTTTGACTATGATGAAGTAGAAATAAGCCATGAGCATGGATCCGTATATCCTGAAGGTGGATTTACGGACACGGATTTCATTGATTTATGCGGTAAGTGCTTCCAAGAAAAACTAATCCCTTGGCTTAAGAGTCAGGACTGCGAAATACAAACAAAAGATACAGGCTACTAGGAGCTTAAATGAACGTACTAACACGAAAAATTAGAAACAAAGGCTATTCACTCGATGAGTTTTGCGAGTTGAATTATATCTCGCTCAGAACATATCGACGATGGGAAAAGCCAAGCCACCCAAAGCACGAAACTTTAGTTATTCAGATTAATGAATTGGAGCAAAAATAATTAGTGATGCAAAATGTGATCACTGCGACCACAAAAGGGCTTAATCAGTAAAGTGATATAATTTGAATATTTAACTAAACGGGAGAAGAAAGATGAACGGAGCAAGAGAATTCGGCGGACTGGGAATTGATGGGGTCCACGGCAGATTGTACATTTCAACAGGTAGCCATGCTAGAGGTCGAACTCTACATATTTACGTTTTGCCGGTTGACGTAGAGTACTACGATAATAAAAAACCGAAGATAGATAACGCTGTCGAAGTTTACGGAATTCTTGGTGGACAGCCTGGATGGACTGAGCGTTATGGATGGAAACACCAAGGTAAGTGGGTGAATGATTTTAACGAAATAGTAAGCAAAGCTAAAGCGTTAAAGGAATCCATAAAGCAAGATAGAGAAAACACTTTAAAAACTAAAGAGCTTGATGAAAAGACTCGTAATCAAGTTTTGTTAAATAACTATTAACCAACAACGCCCTTCGGGGCAATGGAGATGAAAATGAGCGAAGTTAAAAGCACGATAGCGAATAAGCCAAGTAAAGAGCTTATTGATATGGGTTACAGCAACTCAAGATCTGGACATTATGAAGGCGCTGATGAAAAGAAGTTATTTTCAATGAGAAGGGATTACTTTTTAGATAACCTTTTTATCTCGAATTATTGTCGAGAGGTATTTGACGCAGACGAAGATTATACTATTTATGTAATCTCTGCATTTGGTGGCGCTTTCATCTCTCTTGAGTTTTCGCATTGGAATTGCCCTGATCGCATTGCTGCCGATGCTGATGGTGAAGTAAATGTTTCATCGGGCAATGACGGAGACTTCTTTACTCCATGCGTAGACATCAAGGATGGCGCGTGGGAGCATCACGACGATGAGTTATGGTGCGCTGGCTTCATTGATATTGATAAGGATGGTTATTACGTGGTAGGTGGTAGCCATCATCACTGGACAACATGTATGTGCATTCCTTCCGTTGTTAAATATAATGTGGGCAAAGCAACGCTCGATATGATAGTTAAGAAGTTTAAGCTTTAAATAAACCCACCGCTTTGATTAATAATCTTGGCGGTGGTACAATTGGTTTGTTGATTGGAGTGAAGCCCATAGACAGAAGATAGGATTTAGTAAGTGACTGGTGTTAATTTTTCATTAACCCGCTTCAACAGTCACCTACTAAGTCCTTTTTTATTGCCTCAAGTTCCCCCCTCCAAACATCTAGGCGCTTTACAAAGTTTCCCCTAGGCACGAGCCACCAAAAGCAGAAACGTTTACCAAAATAGCTTATATGTACAAATCAATATTAGATCGTCTTTGATAGCGGACGCACTTACACAGCAAATGTAGAGTGATAAACATCGTTAGTGGGCACTTTAGGTTTGTGACGGCATTATATGGATGTTGACCGTTTCTGATAAAGTTTAATATTGATACATGCTTATATAATTATATTAATTAGCTCAGTGGGTAAGTGTCCCTAAGCTATCTAATGACAACTGTGGAGAAATAAAATGAGAGAGTTAACGCAAAAAGAAACTGATAACGCGCCTAGTTGGGCCACGCATTACGATGCAGTTGGTGATAGCGTCATGTTTGAGTCAAAAGATAATACACAAATGATGATAAAGGGTCAGCTTGGTAATTTGATTCCTTTTGGGCCCGTATCGGAAGATTCACAACCAATCCCGAGCAAGGGGTTTGACATTAGTGAGTATCATCGAAACGAAAGTAATGAGAGTTTTTTTGTTGATGGTGATTTAATTACTCTGGTTAGGCGTGACAATTACACAAACCCATACTTTGAGTTAACAATGAAAGACGCAATAGCCCTAGCCAAGCACTTTAAGCTAACAGCGGAGGATTTGAAATAATGGAAGATATAAAGCCGTGTCCGTTTTGCGGCGGAGTGGATATTTCAACAAACAAATATTGCGTAACTCAACTTTGGTACATTCACTGTACTGATTGCCCAGCATTACTGGAAGAAAGCGGCGGTGGTTATTTTACTGAAAAAGAAGCGATTAAAGCATGGGATAAACGGGCTGATTTTTCAATGGTAGATGGCAAGCAGCTAGTCAGCGACAAGGCTATAGCTTATTTATTTAAACAGTGGCCGTCTGCATACGAGGAGTTTTATAAGCTACTAGATGAGGATTAATAATGCCATGCGGAAAAGCCTATCTTCACTCAAAGAAACACGCAAAGAAAATACTTAAGAAAAGGAAAAGCGGAGGATTAAAAATTAAGCTAAGAATATACAAATGCGATTTATGTACAGGCTGGCACTTTACCAGCTGCCCCGTTTGGGTAGTTAAGATAATTAAGGATAGGAAGTTAAATAATGAGCAATGTAATTGACCTAGGTAAAGAAAAGAAATTCCCAGTTAGCGGCGAGTTAGTTGGTGAGCTTAATAAAGTTATTGATAGTTTCGCTGGCAGAATATCACTAGTTGAAGCTGTCGGAGCGTTAGAGTTGGTTAAGATTGGCGCAATCGATAAAGCTAAAGAGAACATATCTCCATAATTAACCCGACAATCAATTCGTGTTACAATAGCCCTATATTAACTTATCGGGCTTTTTTAATGGCCTAGGTAGAAGATGGCAGGGTGGTTGCTTTTACTGTATAATCTCCAATTAACAGGAGATATAATGAATTATATTAAAATATACGAAAGAATCATCGAATCATCTAAAAATAGAATCGCTGATGGCTACACAGAAAAGCATCACATCTTACCTAGATGCATGGGTGGTGGAGATGAAAAAGAAAATATAGCGGTCTTAACTGCGAGAGAGCATTTTATTTGCCACTGGCTTTTATACAAGCACTACAGAATTAAGAGTTTAGCGTTTGCATGGCATATGATGAAAATGAATCTTCGCGGCGCAAGATATACGTCAAGATCATTTAAATATGCAAAAGAAGCATTTTCTAAGGCGATGACTGAGTTTAACACTGGTAGAGTTGCCAGCGATGAAACAAGAAGAAAGCAATCTATAGCGAAAAAAGGCTGCATCCCTTGGAATAAAGGCATAAGGGTTAAGCACAAAAAGTCACAGCTTAGAATTGATTATGATAACAACCCTATATTATGCAAAGAATGCAGAGAGCCTTTAGATTTTAGGTATAGACTTAAAAGAACATATTGCTCTAACAAGTGTGCAAATAAGGATATATCAAGTTGGTTTGTTCCGCATGAGGCAATCGTTAATTCTGGAAGCTTTAAAAAAGGCCATGAGATGGAATGTTCAACAAGAGGTAAGATATCAAAAAAAATGACAGGAATGAAAAGGCCAAGGGGTGCATGCCCTAATTGCGGCAAAGAAGGGGCTTTAAGCCTTTTGAAAAGATGGCATTTTGATAATTGTAAGGAGATAGGTAGTGTTAATAGTTGAAACGGGTGCAGGAATTATTGGGTCAAATACTTTTATAACTGATGCTGAGTACGTGGCCTATGCTGCGGCGCGCAACCTAACAATAGGCGCAGATGCACCAGCGAGAGAAATTGAGCTTATATTAGCTGTCGACTACCTTACGTCAATCGAACAGCGATTCAAAGGCACTAGAGTTGAGTCTGACCAATCATTACTCTACCCGCGTCGAAACGTAATTATATTTAGTGATTTATTCGATCAAGATTCTATCCCGATTCAATTGAAAAATTCCCAAGCAGAAGCGGCCGCAGCCTCTAACGGGCAATCACTGCTAACCAACGAAACCAATCAAAACGTCAAACGAAATAGACTTGACACTCTTGAGCAAGAATTCTTTGAGGGTGGCTCATGGTCAGTGGCTAGACTTGATAGGGTTAACGCGGCGCTTAAAGAACTGGTGATTGCTGGTGGATTTGGCCGTACCGTAAGGATTTTATAATGGTAACTCGCGTTGACTTTCAAAACCTAGCGGCTGATATAATCAATAATACATTCGGTGATTTTCGAGACGACGTTGTGCTAACTCAGCTCGGCACGTTTGATTACGATACTCAAACAACCACTGGCGACATAGTTAATAATACCAAAGGGATCAGGACAGAATTCAATAAGAGCCAAATTGACGGGCAAAAGATTCAGGTGGGAGATTTCAAAATTTTGGTATTACAGCAAAGCATAACCGTAGATGTTAGAGCAGATAACACCAGCATGACGTTTAACGGCATACCAGTGAGCATCGAGTTCGTGGCTGAAGATTCAGCTCAGGCTATCTACACCATACAGGCGAGGGAGAAATAATGAGCTTTGAAAAATCCCTATCTATACTTGATGATTTAAACGATGAACTGGCAGAAGACGTTCGCAAAACAGGACTGCAAGTATTGAACGGGGTAATTCTAGGGACTCCAATTGACACGGGAGAGGCTAGGGGTGCGTGGCAAGTTACTTTAAGTAACAAAGCAGAAAGAGACACGCCAGAAGGCAGACGCGCAGGACAGGCATTAAGTGAAGGCACAACAAAGATCCAAGGCGTGACCGGTAAAAATATTCCTACCGTCACCATATCAAATAGCAAAGATTACATCGAGGAATTGAACGACGGCTCAAGCCTCCAGGCTCCAGCAAAGTTTATTGAAATGGTTATCAATCGAGTGACAAGATAATGGCAAACTCCCCACTAGAAACACAAAAAGATTTAATTAAGCGATTGCTGGCTAACTTACCCGCAGGATTTACGACATCAACAATTAAATTGCCAAATGCAACCTTCACAACGCCAACAGATGATAAATGGCTTAGGGCAACGGTTTTATTCGACGAGGCTGCCAATGTAACCCCGGATAATTACCAGCGTATTTTCGGGATATTCGTTATAGACTCTTTTGTGCCAAAAGGCAGCGGAGATCAAGCTCAATTGGCGGACGCTGAATTATTAAGAACAACGTTTCAAAATGTTGAGTTTGGGCAAACCAAAACGCAAGAAACATCGATTCAAACCATTGGTGAAACTGAGAGTTGGTATCAAGTGCAAATTAGTACAAACTTCTATCTTGAAGGTGCGATTTAGCGGCTTGGTTTATATTGTGGTAAAATACATTAAATTAACTATTGGCGACTGATCGCCACAATTAAAAGGTAAATAATATGAGCTCCACCGTAGCCGATCGGTCGTTATCCGGTAACGATATTTCAGTACACCTTAGCCCTCAAACAGCTAAAGGATCCATAGACGTCAGCCCAGTGTTTGATCAATTTCGTAGATTGGAAGGCAAGGCAGCTAAAACAGTGTCCTATGTCACATCTAACGAAGTCAAAACAAATCGCCAAGCGCGAATGCAAATCCAGGATTCGACAACCCACGCCGCAGAACTAGGCTTTGAGCTTAATGAGTCAACAGCTAAGTATATTGATGGATTACTTCACGGCGATTCGGTTGACAATGGAATTGTCGGTCAAGTTACGGTTGCCGCAACAGCTACAGGCTTCACTGATTCAGGTAGTGGCTCTGATGCGCTAGTGGTTGGCGACTGGTTTAAAATCTCAGGCTTTGCTGATAGCACAATCGATGGTTTCTATAAAATATCAGTACTTAATAGCCCGGGTGATTTCGACACCTTACCGGTGCCACCGGCCACAGAAGTTGCAGGGGCATCGGTAACAATCGAGAGTGAAAAAACATCATCTGGTAGCGCTCCAACTTATTACACTGTGCAAAATCGCACAGTCGATAAGTCAGCAGCCGGCGACATTGCTTATGACACTTTCTTCGATGCGATCATTAATACCGGATCAATTGAAATTGGCGAGACCGGCATCGTTGCTGGTACGTTCGGATTAAATATCGAAAGCTTAACTTCTGGTGTGGCTTTAATCTCTGGACAAACTGATAACGCCATTGATACATCTGAAGCAGTTAGCTCGATCAATAACGTAACGACAATTTATGTTGATGGTGTCGATTCGGAATGTAGCGTAAAATCATTCAGCATTGAGTTTACAAATAATTATCAGGGCGATCGGTCAGCGGCTTGTGACGGCGAGCGTTATGCATTCGGTGACGTTGAATCAACAGGCTCATTAGTTACTCGGGCCGTTATTAGTAATACGTTTGATTGGCGCTCACGCTACCGCAACAGCACACCGTTTGCACTAGCTGTATTAATTGAGTTCACTGGCGGTCGATGGATGATCTTCGAGGTTATGCAGGCAATCGCTACAGAACACACGATGCCTGATGGTTCCAATGTGATAGCATCGAACGAGCTCTCGTATGCAGCCGAAGAAGATTCGGCAACCGCTAAGACGTTGCAGTTTTTCAGGAATTTTACGTAAACTGTAGTACAATAAACATGTGGATAGGCTCATTACCGAACACCGTCTAGTCAACGGCCTCCACATATATTTCGACTACCTTTGACGAGGATTCAATATGTTTAATTTCCCACTTAAAAAAGCAAGCGCAAGATCGATCTCAAGAAGAAAGCCGGTTTATGGAGTTGGAATTAACGATTCTGATTACGTCGTGACCATAAAAATAAACAACAAGAGAAAGATCTGCCCGATATATAAAATATGGGCAAACATGCTTAAGCGATGCTACTGTAATGAGTTTCAAATAAAGAATCCTGCATATAATGGCTGTAAAGTTGTTTCATGGTGGAGAACGTTTAGTCATTTTAGGATCTGGGTAATAACCCAAGACTGGCAAGGGAAGGATTTAGATAAGGATTTTATTTTTAGCAACAATAAGATTTACTCGCCAAGCTCATGCTTGTTTGTTAATAGCGACATAAACAGACTTGTAGAAAAAAGAACAATATCAACTGGGCCTACTGCTTACGGAACTTATCTGGACAAAAGAAGAAGCTTATTTGTAGCAAGGTGTAGCGTAAGATCAAAAGATGTATGGATAGGCTCATATAAAAAAGAGAAAGAAGCAGGCGAGGCGTTTTTAAAATTCAAGTCTAATCACGTTCACGAAATAGCATTGCAGCAAACGGACGAGCGATTAAAACAGGCGCTAATCAGGATATCAGGCGAGATTAGCCGAGGCGAATACTACCAATAATCACCAAGGGGCTACGCCCCCTTTTTCGTGTTATAATTTCGTAATACTTAATTTGGAATAACCATGCAGCTATCAGACTTCGCAGAATGCCCCGACAAACAAGAGCAAGGATCGCCGCTATATTTAGATGATGGCTTTATTTGCGTTAAGCGAATTCACACGGTCGAGTACAACAAACAGCGTGAATCGATTAGAAACAGCATATACGGCTTTTCACCTAATGATGTTGACGAGAACTTAATCACAGGCCATTGGCTTGCTGAGTGCGGCGTGACGGGCTGGAATGGCGTATTAGACGGCGACAAAGAGCTTGAGTTCACCCGCGAAAACGCAAGGGCTGTATTCCTTAACCCTAATTACAAACTAAGCCTTAACGCGCTACTTATTAACCACGCAGCTAACTATGCCAATTACTTATTTGACGAAGTTAAAGAGGACATAGAGGCCGCAAAAAAGAGCTAGCATTTAGATCTGAAGTTGGCTACGGCGACGCGGAAGAGCAAGTAAGGCTGATGTATGAACGAATGGGCAGTATTGACGAGTTTTACAAACTAAAACCTAAACTATCAACCAAACAGTTTATGCTGCTTAGTTCGTTTAACCGATTGAGCCAGGAGCGCAGATTAGAAAACGGCGGCCCGATGCCAATTAAAGACCGTGACATTCATTATCACCAACAGCACAACGGCTCACACGGTTACGCACCCGATTTATTTATCATGGCAATTCATGAGGTAGATCAAGAATACATCAAACAAACTTGCGATGAAATGCGCCGAAAAATGAATAAGGGTAAATAAATGGCTACGACTAGGTTTATTGATATAAAATTGAGATCTAAAAAAGCAGAGCGCGGCGTCGATAGGTTAGATAGAAAAATGACAGGCCTTGGTCGTACAGTAGATGATACCGCTAAATCTCTTTTTAGTTTATCTAAAGTCGCTATCGGCGTATTTTCCGGTATTGCTCTAAATGCAGTAACAAAATATGCAGATGCGTTTTCATCAATACAAAATCAAATCAGGCAGACCACAAAAACAACAGAAGATTTAACGCAGAGAACGGCAGAACTATTAGATGTAGCTAACCGATCTCGCATAGAGTTTGCCGCAACGGCTGAGCTGTATACCCAATTAAATTTATCAACTGAAAATCTCAATCTATCAACTGGTGAGCTATTAAGACTAACCGAGACGATTGGCAAATCATTTGCTGTAAGCGGTAAAAGTGCGGCCGAGTCGGCGGGGGCAATTAGACAGCTAGGTCAGGCGTTTAGCGCTGGCGCGTTACGTGGCGATGAATTCAACTCAATAGCCGAAGGCGCCCCAGAGATAATGCGAGCACTACAGCGGTCACTAGAGCTAACACAGGGCGAGTTGAGGGACTTTGCTGCTACTGGCGGGATTACGGCTGAGATACTTGTAACGGCGTTGGGCGAGGCGGCTGAAGTCATCGACGACAAAATGAGCAAAGCAGTAAAAACGTTTGCCCAGTCAACGCAAGAAGCCAATAACAATATGACAGCATTTATTGGTAGCTCTGCTCAAGTTCAAAATATTGTAGGTGGGGCCGGTGAGGCATTAATAATTGCAAGCGACAATATAGAATCAATAGCGAGATTTGCAGGCCTGGCGGCAACCGTTTTTGCAGCAAGATTAATTCCTGCTATTTTAGCAAGTACCAAAGCAACACTAAAAAGCGAATCAGCATCAACCCTAGATGCAAAATCAAAAGTAGTAGAAGCCAAAGCTATAAAGGCGCTAACAAAAGAAGAGACGATATCAGCGGCGGCGTCAGTCACTAAGTCACGAAAAGATTTAATAGCAAAAATAGCGACTAAAGAAAAAGCGATAGAAACAGTTAAGGCAGCAAGAGCAGCCGAAGCTGAAGCCATTGCAACTCTCGACGCCGCAAAAGCCTCGGTAATTCACGCGAGAGCCACGGCGAAACTATCAACAGGGGCGCAGGTATTAGCTTTTGAGATAAACAATAGAACGATAGCAACCAAAGCGGCAACGGCAGCAACGGCAACGCTTACAAAGGCAGAACTGGCAGCGTCGGCAAGTGCCGCTAAGTTATCAGCTACAAAGGCAGCGTCCACTGGCGTTATATCGGCATCCGCAGCAGCAAAAACAGCAAGCGCGGCAGCGGCGACGAGATTAAGTGCTGCAAATGTAGGAATGGCACTATCCGCCAGAATTGCAGCCACAGCAACAACCACGCTAGCATCTGCCATGGCGTTAGTTGGTGGCCCATTAGGTGCGGCGCTATTGGCTGCAACGGCCATATTCTTATTTGTGGATGCGGCCGAGTCAGCCGACGAGAAATCAAAACGATTAGCTGGCTCTGTTGATGATTTAAAAAACTCGTTCCTTGGCTTAACCGAGGCGCAAAGAGTTACCGAAGTTTCAAGAATAAACAATGAGTTCAAATCTTTAAGCGCGCAACTTGTTATTGCAAACGACAGGCTAAACTCAGTAAGAGATACGGTCCAATTTAAAGGTAAGGCCGCAATAGTTATTGGTCTAGAAGATGATTTGCAGGACATTAACGACCAGCTAGATTTATTAGCCATTAAGCGCCAGGCAATATTTGAGGGTGGACTTCCTAGCATATCAGGAGAGACAAGAGAGGAAGCCCCAAGCGCGGGCGGACTAGGAGACAAAGAACAGAAGAAGCTAGATGCAGCCGTCGCGTTTTTCGACCAAGAGCGCCGATTAACCGAGCGACATTTAAGAAACCTATTTGATCTAGAAAACGAGATAACAACAGAAGCTATCGTAAACGAAGAAAACAGATTTCTAGACAAAGCGGCGCGGCTACAAGCTAGACATACTACAGAACTTGAAGCATTAGGAACAAATGATGCAGCAAAGAAAGAATTAACAGACGCGTTCAATGAGGCAGAAAAAGCAGCGCTAGCTGAGCATGAAACGTTACTAACTGGCATAAAAACAGGTGAAGACAAAAAGCGCACCGATTCAGAAACAAACGCTGCACGAACTAGGTTAAAGCTAGGCGGTAAAGCTATTAGCGACTTCGCGGGCCTATCAAAGAAAGGCCAAAAGATACAACGCAGACTTCAACAGGCCGACATCATAGCAAGCACAGCGGTTGCGGTTGTTGACTCGTTTAGAAATGCTGGCGGCTTTCCTCTTGGTATACCAGCGGCGGCAGCAATGGCGGCGGCTGGTGCGGTCCAACTTAAACAATTAGGCGGTCAAGGTGGTGGCGGAAGTATAGCATCACCAACTGGTGCGGCAGGAGGGGCTCAACCATCGCCAACTGCAACGGCGCAGGATCTACCACAGCAAACAAGAGCCATTGACATCAGGATTGATGATAACGCCTTACTTACTGGCGCCATGTTTAAGGAGGCCCTTAATAGTGTGTTAGAATCGGACTCAGACATTGCAATAAATATATCTAACGCACAAGCTGAAGCCGTTAGAACAGGGGCGATTTAATGAGCGGTAATACTTTAGTTGTTGATACAACACTACAGGCAACGCAACAGGCTAATGACTTTAGTGTGCTTGGGTTTAGGACTCTACTCCCAACATCAGCGATCACTGGCGAGGCCGAAGATCCGCTATTTCCATTTGCTAACGCACAGGATTTTAGAGATAACACCAAATACAGCCCACTAGCGACTAGCGGCAGCGTTGTTATAACATTCACTCAGACTGCGCCGACCGACATTGATTATTTTGGGTTTGCCATCCACAACTCAGAAGATGCGGGGCTGTCTGGTCAGCTTGAAGTTGATTCAGGATTTGGTTTTGAGGTTATTGCTGAATTCAACGGCCTAAAAAATAACCGGCCGTTTCTTAAGTTTTTCGGGACCAAAAATTCAATACAGCAAAGGCTAACTCTTAACTTTACCTCTAAATTATTTATTGGATCTATTTACATTGGCAGAGCTATTGTATTCAACAGAACACCTTCGCTTGGATTTCAACCGGCTCGATTTAGCTCACTAGATACCGTTGAGCAGTTCACTACTGATGGCAATAACTTCATCACGGGCCGAAGAGAAACAAGAGGATTTCAATCTAAGGGTACGTTTAGATTTGTTAACTTTATCGACATAGAGGATGTTTGGGAGGATTTCGCTAATCACGTTCTTGATAGTAAGCCAGTGTTTTTTAAATGGTCGAACATTAAAGATCAAACTGTTTTCGGCATCCAGCCAGTAAATAGATTACACAAGCCGAGCTATGTTACGTCGAATCACTCAGACGTAAGCTTTGAGATAAACGGATATGCTTAAATGACATTTAACACATTAAAGGTAACAGCTGGCCAAAAGATCGTAACAATTGGCGATGTTGAATTGGACAGATGTCAACACACTACCGCTCAATCTGTACTAGATGGCGCGATAACAATAAGCGATTCACTAGCGCAGGGCGCGACAACAACGCTTGCCATAACTGGCGGGACGGCTTTGTCATTTGTAAACTCGACGCCTTTCATATTGTGGGATAGCGAAGTTATCAAGGTAACGGTTGATTCAGATATTCAGCTAACGGTAATTAGCCGCGGTCACTTTGGGACGATAGATGTTGCTCATTCACCAAGCTCGGCAATACTTCAGCATTTAGGTGAGGCTGACGGCTCATGCTACGGCACACCTTTTACCTGCAATAGCCCTGACTCATTTGAGGCTAATACCAAGTTATTGTTTAGGTTCCCATCAACACAGCTTGATTTAGATCAGGTTTTTTATAATGGCTATGACAAATGGTCGCACAAAGCGGGCACTGTCGATCCTGGCCAGTCAATGGGCAAGCGAGCGGGGGCAACGCTAACAATAAAAGATAGCGTTGATAATGATGTTTATGTCCCATATACCGACAGGCGCACGGATAGAGGGACGTTATTCACCAAGTTGATAGCTCGGCACCCTAATTTTGAAGGTCGCCCAATCAAGATTCACACAGGCTTTGATCCACTTGACCTTGATTTTGCAAACTTCATTACTCGCGAATACGTTATTGATAAGGCCCAATTGAAAAACGGCGTATTTACCATTAGCGCATTAGATCCACTTATTCTATCTGATGATGCAAAATCTAAAGCGCCGGTAGCATCCAAAGGCACCAATACAATAGCCATAATAGATGCAAGCACAACGATAACCTACACAGGGGCACCAGCCTTTGATTATGGCGCGGCAACGTCAAAAGCATTCGTTCGTATTGATTCTGAAGTAATTGAATGCACAGTGTTGAGTGATTTCGTTTTAACGATTGATAACAGGGCCATTGGCGGCACCGAACAATCCGATCACAATATTAACGCAACGATTCAAGAGTGCCTTGTTTTTACAGCCGTAAATGTCGTTGAGATAATCGAAACATTATTAACTGACTTCACCGGTATACCATCATCATTTTTGGATGACTACACGGCAGTTAAAGCTGCAACATCAACAATCACATTAACAAGAAACATCAACAAGCCAACGTCCGTTAAAAAGCTAATTGACGAACTAATTAAAAACGGCGACTTGACGATGTTTTATGACGAGATAACCAGCAAAATTAAAATTAAACAGGTTGCTGATGCCGATGTTGAGCCTATTAATATCAACGAAGACGATCATATAGGCCAAGATTCAATAGAGTTCACGCGAGATACTAAAAACCAGTTTACCCGGTATTCTGTCGCGTGGGGGCCAAACGATATAACCGAGGATACTGGAGAAGAAAACTTCTCGATAATATTTCAATCAATAAATCTAGGTAATGAACAGCCTGAATTTATTGGTGAGATTAACGAAAAGAAATTATTTTTTAATCCATGGCTAACAACATCAAATGATGACGTAATAATAGGCACATCTATTGCTCAAAGAGTTATTGATCGAGTTGAAGACGTTCCCATTATTGCCGAGTTCGACTTAGACATTGAAAGCGTATTTTCAACGCAGGGCGGAAACCTTGAACTAGGATCTATTATAAACTTATCCAGTGGCCGGGCTGTAAACGTTGACGGATCAAACAGGGCGGCTAACCACCAAGTTTTAAGCATCAAAGATAAGGGCGGTATGCGGTACCGAATAAAAACTAAGCTGTTTCAAGATCCACTAGCGGGCGTTAACGTCGACTTCACTATCTCAGTTGACAAAGAAGATTATGATTTATCAACCGAGTTCGCACCGGTCGCGGGTAATTATGTAATTCTAATCGAGACAGGCGTTACGATTGGATCAACATCAACGTCAAACCCAGCATTTACAACAGGAGCTCAAGCAGCGGGGGTTACGTTTGATTTTGTGATTAAAGGTTCAATTCTTGGCACTGGCGGAGCCGGCGGCAATGGCGGTATTATTTTAAACAAGACACCAGCGCCTCCACTTCAAGTGGGAGACGACGGCGACCCAGGAGGAAGCGGTGGTGATGCCCTAGAGTTAACTGTACCTTGCACAATAAACGCAGGCTCTGGCGCTATATGGTCAGGCGGTGGAGGGGCGGGAGGGACGAGAAGTGCGCTTAGTATCAACCCAGGACTAACAACGCTAACCGCATTCGAAGGAAACGGAGGCTCAGGTGCGTCTGGTTATGTTGCTAGCGCAGGTGGTGACGGTGGAGTTATTACCTTTTCTGGGTTCCCCGCCGTAAATATAGTGTTTTCAGTGGATGGTGCTACTGGAGGTCCGGGCGGAGCGGGTGTGATAGCCGGTGTGTCTGGTGGCGACTTTGGGGATCAAGGTGATACACCAATATCCGACCCGTCACTCCCGGGGGTCGGAGGTGTCGGAGGTATTGCTGGCCTAGCAATCGTGACTAATGGTAACAATGTTGTCATTACTTCAGGCAACAACCCGATCAATATAAAGGGCGGCATTTTGTAAAAACGTCACCACAAGGGCTAGGCTTTCGTCCAATTCTTGTGGTGATTTCTTTTACCTCGACTAACGGCGCTCATATGCGACTGATTTAACCCATTATCACGGCAGAATTCAGACAGATTATACACATCAACATTCTCACCGCTTGGGCTTGTAAACTTATAGTGCTTAGCGCTTGACTCGATAAGATTGTCCGCTTGTATCACAAAGCAACACGTCTCGGCAGAATAAGTTTTGTTACCCTTAACAAGAATATCTTTATCTAATTGCTTACCCTGCCAGTCTTGAGTTAGCATCCATAGACGGAACGCGCTAAATAAACACCACTCTTTACAGGTGGTGCACCCTTTATACGTTGGGTGTTTTTCCTGACATTTGGGCGAATAGCAGCGGTGAATCATGTTTACCCACGTACGGTATATTGGGCACATAATCCGCTCGCCGTCAATTACCGGATAGGTCAAATAATCAGCGTCATTTATGCCAACGCCACAAACCAGTTTTCTAAAAGCTAGCGACTTATTACTTGCTGGAATTTCTTTAAATGAGTTTTTCATTTGATCACCTCGTTAGAGTGTCGTTACTTGAAAGGAGTTATGCGCGTCTGGTAACGAATCAGAGCGAGGCCGCTAAGCCTCTCGCGCTCACCTATAATAACATGAACTAATTTTATGTGTTAAAATTAATTAAATTTAAAGTTAAGGATTTAAAATGACCCTATCAGCATTTACCGTAACGATCATGACGCTAGATGACTCTCCCCACAATACATTACCATTGGCACCCCTTGAGATAAGAAATAGGCTAGCAAATGGAACAAGTGGGGCGCTGGCCTCTATATTTTCAGATGCGGCGGGCACAACACCAATAACACAAACCGGCGCAACCACTGACTCCTTAGGGCAGTTTTTATTTTACGCATCACCAGCGCCTTACAATGCTGTATTTGATAACAACGGAACGCCTGTTATATCAGCTATTGATGTTGGATTAACTACCGTCGCTTTCGCTTCAGCTATTGACCGACTAAACCCTGACACGCTAGCAATAGCCATTGCTGATGCATCGTTATTAGATGGTGACTTACTGCATGTGGAAGAACACTCCACAGGGACCGGGGGTGGTGGTATCTGGAAAGTCATTCTAAAGGGCACCACGGCTGGCGTAGATTTACCAAACACAAGAAATATAGTCGCATCAACGGGCAACGTGCTTCTTGCTTTAACTTTAGTCATAGAGGGTCTTGTAAACATTAAGCAGGTTGGCGTCATTCCTAGTCTTATTGATACACAGTTTGCTATCAAAAACTCACAAATTCTGAATGGCCTTTTTTCAGATGGATTTACCGATTTTGATTTAGGAACGGGTTTCTTTTTCCTTGAAGGTGGATGGGACGTAAAAAACACCAGCGGTATAATTATTCGCGGTGATGGCAGTGATGCAGCATTTTTTAGGGTTATAAATACCACTGATTTTGGGATTAAAGTCGGCAATCATAACGCATCAAGCAACAGCGGCGGCGAGTTAAGCGGGTTCACTATTCAGGGATCGATAGTATCAGGAACGGATTTCACAGATAGAGTATATTTGACTGATCAAATGATTTCTATGGGTGGCCTGATAAACGGTTTCAATATGTTTGATGTTGATATACTGGACACAACAACAGGCATTGACTCAACAGGAAGTGCATTAAACTTTAACCGTAACTTTAATAACGTTCGCATAGCAGGAACTATAAACGGGTTCTTATCATTAGAGGCTAATTCAAATAATTTTCAGGGATTGAATATTAACTTCTATCAACAGAAGGGCATGAGCATATTCGGTTTTGCTATGAATTTTAATAGCTGCTCATTTGAATCCGGAGCATCGCTAACTGACTTTGGTCTAGATATTCAAGGATCGAATGGTACAACGATAGCGGGATGTTACTTCGAGGCAAATCATAAATCACTTAAAATCGGTGGAACGGTTGGCAACCGAGCAAAAGGCAACGTTGTTTCAGGAAATTACCTCACAGGAACAGATGTGGCAGGTTCAACCGCTATAGAAGTTGATGCGGCAGATGGTAATGTAATACAAGGTAACTGGTTGAGAAAACATGATTTAGGACTTGTGTGGACTAACTCATCAATAAACTGCACGGCTGGGCCTAATCATATTTCTGATGCGTCTGTTGATTACTCAGTAGATACACCAGGCTTCAATATCTTCAGACCTGGAGAAAATTTGTTTGACATTTCTAATAGCGCAGTAAGATTTCAAACCAGAACACGAACAGGTGTCGAGGCGGAGATATTACGTGCCAGTTTTACAACTATTAATAATTTACTTGACGTTACCATTAACAGCCACAGCCAGGAATGGCGCGTATTCCTTGGTGGCCGCAGTGGGTCAGATGGCGGAACGAGACCAACGAGAGACGGAGAACAATGGTTTGGCTCGGAAAACAACAGGTGGGCGGAGATGTTCGCGACACTACAAACTTTTGCAAATGAAGCAGCCGCAGCTTCATTAAGTCAAGGTCAAATATACAAGACGGCAACGGGAGAGTTAAGAATTAAACTATAGTTGCCGGTAATAGATACGGCCAAGATATTCGCAATTACTCGCTTTCATCTTGGCCGGAATAAATCACCGCTTAGAGTTAGCAGGTATATAAAACAAAGCCCCAAGGAAGGGGCTATTTATGCTTACCACAACAGCAAGAAGCAGGCTCATTTAAATTATTTGCCTTTGATTTTTCAAGCAAACGATCAAAGCATTTTTTGTGGTCGTTAATTTGACATGAACAAGGCCATTGCCTGCCGCAGATGTTGCACCAATCACCAGTTGGTGAGCGAGATATTTCCTCACTCCCACAGGCGCTGCAACCGCAAAAATTAGGCTTAACAATGTTTTCTTGTGATTTATTTCTTCTTTTATTCCTTTGTCTTAAGCTCATTTTTATGATCCTTTAATAATTTAATTTGCTCATCGGTTAGCTCGATAAAAACCCCTTCATCGTATTCATAACCCTGACCACAGCTAGGGCATTCACTTTCGCCATACTCATCCACATCAAACTCTTTATCACAAATAATACAATCCAAAGTCGAAAGACCCATAATAATAACACTCCTGTAATTAAACGAACGACCAAGGACGGGCTATTTACTTTTACTATACAGCCAAGCTAAACAGCCACATACCACAACACAAAAAACCAAGAATATGACACACTGAATGTTAGGCGTCATTTTGTTTGATCCTTTACAAAGTGAGTCAAATGCTCGATTAGAACCAGCGCCTCAGACACATTAAGCATTGGTCGCCCCGGGGCTTCCTTTGAAAACATAGCCTGCATTACATTGCCTTTCACGTAATGTGTCGAGTTAATTGTTATCCTAGCCTCTTGGAAAGGTATTTTTTCTATTGACGTTTCAAATTTTATACTCATTATAACCCCCGTAGTTTTGCGTAAAATCTAGCGCGCTTGTTAAATATTTTCTTGATGCGCTTTAGTCGATCGATATTGAATTTATTTGATTCCGGTTCGTTATTATTTTCAAGGAAATTAACTTTATCAATGCCAATCTTTTTAATTAAATTAATTCTGTAATTAGCGTCAACCGTTGCGGCTTTGGCTGAAAACTTACCGCCGCCAGCATTACATGATTTGCACTGCTTATGGACGTTAAAAAGGACAAACCTTAATTGGCCTTTTGCACCTCTTGTCATAAAATGCCCGGCATCCCAACAGCCGCCAACCTTCCAGTCTTGTTCGTGCTCAATGACTTCTCTTGGCTTTAGGCATGAAATGCAAGGTTCAGCGTAATCACGAACGCGAATATACTTATTGAATGCCGCTTGAGCTTCGGCTAACCATTTTGACTTAGGTTTAATTTGCTCCTTCGCTTCTCTATGGGCCTTTTTAGCCACCTTGTCAGCTTTAACTTGTGATTGCTTGGCTTTGGCTTGTTGTCGCTCTCGCTGCTTAGCTTGCGCAGCCCTGGCAAACTTTATCGCACTATCGGAATCACAAAACACGCCAGCCGGAGTTTTAATAAAAGTTTCGGTATATGTACCATGATATTTACACTTTCGTTTAGCTACTGGCATTGCGTCAAATCCTTAATTGTTATACTTCGGTTGCCCTTTTTGTAATGATTGATATCTCGCAACCTATCAGTTAAATCCCATTGATTACGCTTTAAAAACTTAAATCCCTCAATGCAAGACTCGACGCTATCAAAGCTGCCAGGTAGCCAGCCGCCAGAATCAGAAATGCAATGAGATAAAGATCCGTCATCATTAACAACTCGATGGACTGTTAATTTATTATTGCCAGCCTTAACTTGAGTTGTATTGTTAGTCCATTTATTGGCCATTTGATTTGTCCTTTAATTTTTGATATTCGTTATCGTCGGGCATTGGCAACACAATCATTTTGTCGATCGCCCATTGTTCAATTTTATTTAAATAAAAATGCATCTCGCCAACGTCTAACCGCTTAGTTGATCTCTCCGATGTTTGGCCAACTGGAAGCGGTACCACCTTGACCGGGCAGAAATAACGCTTAAAATAACAATGCCAGGTTTCAGGGTCATAGTAAGAACTGCCAACTTCGACAGTGTTCGCTATTTCAGTAAGCCATTTCCAATATAAGCTATTTTGGTCAACGCTTCGCTTTTCTCGCCACTTAACAATTTTTACCCGAAATCTGCCGCCCTTTAGCACAAGCTCAGTGCACAACTTAAAGAACGCTGACAATGTGTCGATACTTAGGCAAAAATCTTCTTTCATGTTATCCTCTGCTTTGCATGTTAGTTCTCTTTGCCCACCCTCGCGAGTGGGCTTTTTTATTTGGAATCATCAGTAATTATATCTTCGTAAGTTATTTTAGTATCGTGTTTCTGCATCCAGGTTGGAATATTTTCATTAAGCCAATTCCAAGCGTCGCTTTCGGTTTTTAATCCTTCATACCATCTGACATATTTAACTAGATCGTCGATTTCAGCTTGCGACTTGAGAATCATCGTCCTGACCTTTTATGCTTCCCGCGTCGATTCTTCTTGTGCGGTGGCGTGAATTCCTGGTGATTCGGCGCCAAATTAATTTGTGGGCCAGCGGGCTCGACCTCATTGATTACGGCCCTTCCAACATAAATTACATGCGTTGTGAACGTATCGTAATAAGGTTGATAATAAGGTGTGGTTCCTAAGTTCATTATTTCTCTTGAATTGCTCATAATTTATCCACCCCCGAATATTATTGCCCAAGGACCGTCAGCTCTCATGGCTTCGGCACTTCCGAATGCACACATGTGACCTCCACTGACCGTATGACGTGTTACTTTATGAAAGCAAGCCGCTTGTATAGCTTCGGTTTGTTTCGGTGGCGTAATATCATCTTCTAAGCCAACAAGAATATTGACCTTGCACTTAATCTTTAGCGACTTTAAAAGCAGGTTATTAATAAAGACATTCCAGATCATCCACAAGTAAGGAAACTGATCGATGTCTTGAACTTCGTTATAACACTTGTAGAAATAAGCGTTCTTAGGATCTTTCTCCGCAATTGCGTGTTTTTTAGCGTGTGGCTTTTTCCATGCCTTAAGCATAGCTTTTCCGCTCATTACACCGCCAGAACCAAAGACTACGGCCTGATACACTGAGAAGTGTATTTTCTGCGCTGGTGTGATTACTGACTCGAATGACGTGTCAATAGGTGATGCCGCCACGGTTAGTTCTGTAACTAGGTGAGGGTACTTGGTTGCTACTTTTGCGGCTAATGCGCCGCCTTGACAGATACCCGCAAGATGCACGGGGCCATTATCGACAAATAAGATTGTTTCCTTAACCCACGACATCCATGAGTCATACGTAACAATAAAGCGACTAAAAAATGTTGGCGCTTTAATGCAAATGGAGAAGACGCCACCTTTGGCATTTTTTACGGCGCATTGTGCCAGGCTCTTGTCTTCTTTGAAGTCCACCGTAAATTGGCTGGTGTGGCCAGCGATAGCACCTAGCAATACAGTGCTTGTTTCGCCTTCAACATTAGGTTTAAAACAAAGGATTTTAAAATATGAGTTCTCAAATACAACTTCATTAGCTGTTGGGTATTTCATGATTTTACCTTTTGTTAATTATTAGTTTCGATTATTAAAACATATCACTTATCTGAGTTATTGGTATTAGACCAATTGCTAATTGACATTAGTTAATTTTTGCTCTCCACAATCCATCAGATGAATTAATCTTTCCATTTTTAGGCCTTAATGATGGCACCGCTTTAGTCTTCAGCTTAATAACTCTTTCCGGTCGCTCGGGCCGGTACTCCTCGGCAACCGCTTGAAGATATTTATTAGCCGCATCGCGCCCGGCGTACCCCTGATTGAACTTGAGTAACTTCTCATAATGATTAGTAACTTCCTGCCGCCTATCTTCGGGAATGACTTTGATCTTCTTAATTATCCAGTGAATATCATTAACACCACGGCGGCAAAAATACATGATTGGTCTAATTAGTTTGGTCATGATAAATCCAGTCAAAAAACCTATCAATCATGCCGCGCTTATCTTCATGCTGCATTTTAATTATTTTGTAACCTTCTTTTTGACATTCCCGACATGGCTCAAACATTCCCTTTGGCATAACAAATGCGGCGTGATTAGTTTTGCAAATGCAGCACGGCATATTGTGAGTTGATACCATCCCGCTATCGTGAATGCCTACGTAAACAATAGGTAACTTCTCGCACATCTTCTCAAAATCAGTGTAAAGAGGCATTTCATTAGCGTTGCAATAATAATATTTGTAATTGCCTTTTTCATATTCTGGTTTGAATTTATCAATCATAATTATCACCCTCGATGACTTGGCCAGTTAAATCAATGGCCGTTGTTTAATGTTATTTGCCTTTGCTTTTCGCTTTGGATTCTTTAACGGCCGATGCAATTAACCTCTCAATCATTTTTCCAACTGACTTATCGTGAAAGCTTGATTGTTTAAATAGCTTAACCCCTTGTAGAGCGTGATTAAGTGCAGCTCTTTCGGCCGCTCCTTTGTTTATTGCGCCTTTGTATATCCCATTATAAACAACGTCCTTGGCATCCATTAATCGATCCTCGCTGGCATAACGATAAATTTAGGGTTGCCATACTCTTTGTTAATATTATCGCTTGTTGAGGTTAATAACATTGCACCGTTTTCACCGGAAAATTGAAGCTTGGCAACACCGAATTTACAATTAAACATTTTTCCAAAGAGGCCGACGTAAGCGGCTTTAACGCCAATTGAATCGACAGATTTAAATTCTTTCGGGATTATTCGATTAATATCAGGGTATTTCCCGTCAATAACATCAACAACATTTAAACTAATAAGCGATCCGAATTCATCGTAATGTTTAACAAAATTAGACTTGCCAAAAACAAAACTGGAATATTCAGCTTTTTTTGATATAACGCCTCGGATGTTTAAAATTAAATCTTTCCTAATGCGCTTGTCCATAGTCATATGAATTGCAATATGACCGTTAGTTGCTTCTATTTTGTTTTTGTAAATATGAATGCCGTTAAGATAATATCTTGGATCATCTTTTCCCTGACAAATTTTAGCGGCTCTTAATAATCTACTTAAAATATTCATGTTATTTACCCTTATTTTCGTTAAAACGTTTCTTATACGGCCCGATCAATCTGGTTCCGCTTGCTTGCATAGTCGCAATTTCAGCATCTAACCTGATATTTCGAGCTTCTTCCGTTTCGGTTTCGCGGAAAACTTCAGGGCTAGCAACCTGAACAGGGTTAATATCATGCTCGAGCAATTCCCCATTTTTAACTAGCTGAATGTTTCTAGTGAGCACCTTTTTAAATAACGCTCGGGCCTTTTCTTCTGATAGCTGTTGCTTGCATCTAAAACCGACTTCTTGACGCGTTTCGTATTCAGCAACGCCATTGCATGGCTTTTTGTCGATCATGCGGTTAAATGCTTCGTCAGTGTCTATTTCAGGCCCATCACACCAGTTAATAAACTGACCAACACTTGGCCAAAACGGATTAACGCCTTTTCTAGCTGCCTCAAGTCCGGCTTTTATCTGCCATTCGTTAGAGATATTGTTTTCGATAAACGCCTTGGTCCATGTCTTTTTTGCAGCGTTCCATGTCTCGCGAGTTTCAAATGCTTGCTTCCAAGCTGGGTAACATGACTTGAGTTCGTTAAACAGATCGTCGATAACCGACTTCGCATTTTCGGAAACTTGTTTTTTAAGTAACTCGTTTTGCTGATTAGTGAGATGAGTTTGCTGCATGTTGGATTGCATATTTTGCATTACTGCTTTTAAATCTTTCATGATCACATCCCCAAGTCTTTATGCCAATTATCATCATCCCAGTTTTCGGGTTGTTGATTTTGACTAGATTGTTTAATAGGGAAAAGGCCTTGATATTCGTTGTCAATTGACTGCTGAATAATTAACGCTTGAGTTTGTTCGTTCCCCATGGTGATTATTTTTTTCATAGCGGAATCGGTTTTATACTTCTTGAATTTGCACTTGACTCTAAATGCAATCCATAAATCCCACGCTTCACAATTCAGCCCGATAGGGCGCGGATCTTCTTTGCTCTGTCTCTCCTCTGTCTCTTCTCTACTCTTCTCTACTGAGGGAACACTTGATGGAGCGGGTTGCTCACTACCTTGTAGCGGAGCGCTAGCATCATGCTCCATAACTAGAAAGCCTGATTCTATTAGGGATTCCAGATTAACTTTTGAATGGCTACCTATCTTTTTAGAAATCCAGCTAGCATCGAATGGCATTAGGTTTTTGGTTCGACTAGCTAACATCCAAATACACAGCAAGTGACCTTTGGCTGCGTCACTCAGGCATTCAAAATCGTAATCATCAAGTAAGTGATTATGCAGCTTAATCCACGGCGGGTTTCTATCTTTGTAATGCTGGAAGTCATCCCAGTTTTTGACCTTGAAGTAACTTTTCATTAAACTGTACCTGTCTAGTTAATTTGTCCTCTGTTTGCAGCAGGGGATTATTTACACTTCGTTTGCCTCTTCTGCCCAAGGTAGTGCTTTATCTCCATACTCCACATCGTGCACATCTAGGTATGTGACCACTGCCATCAGCAAGGAGTTAAACTTTACAACATTAAATTCTTCACTCCTTACGCATTCGTAAACATTCCGTGACACTTCCATATCGACAACTGGTGGCAGCATATTATCGCCTAGTGTGATTGCTGACTCGCTCATGCTATTTAAACCCCGTCATGTTTTCAAAGAATAACTCACAGTCCAGCATGTCATGATTACCACTTCCGCATTGATCACAAAATGTAGAATAAAAGCCAGCATCATCATCTTTGGCTTTTCGGTTTGTTTTTTTCTTGGACTTCTTGCTTGTCTTGTTAAATGCAGTATTCATATTTACCTCTAAGTTAATTATCCCGTTGCTGTGGGTTTTTTATGCGCCTAAATTATTAGCCGCGTTAAAAAGCCAGCCTAACGAGAACTCAGATATTCTCCCCTGCATTAAACGGCTAACTCTTGGCTGGAAGCACCCCATCTTAATTGACGCGTCTAATTGAGTTATATTGTTCTCCTTGATGTGATCAACAATTCTATTCATTAGTGCGTTTTTTTCATTAAACAATTTAGACTCTGGTGAGTCCTTACCGAATGTTGCGTCAAATGCGTTGTCGTGTGATTTCATAGTTACACCTTGTTTGCTTATTGTTTTACCAGTATATTCTCTAACTTATATATATACAAGTAGTTATTTGATAGATTTATTTTGGTCGTAAAAAAAGCCCGACAAGCGGGCAATTGGTTGGGTGGTTATGGGTCAAGGTATCTTTGGTGTAAGAACGACCACCAGCGATGGCCTTTCCAGTATACCGTTATCATCTTTGTTCTGCATGCGGACATTTGAAGTGTGATTTTATCGTAATCATCAGGCGGCGTCTTATCCATCATTCCTCCTTTATCGGTCATAGTTTAGTGTCTAGCTCTGTCGCTGCTTCGTCCATGTTCTGATGATTATTGAACGGACAGTCATCGCAGTTAACACTCTCGCAATAATCTGCTTCGTATATGGCTTCGCATAAAGCACTAATGGTAATATCGTCATTATGACCGCTTATTTGCTCTATTATTGATGCTAAGGCTTTTAGTTTACTCATTTTGTCATTCCTCAATATGTGTTAGTAATTCGCTCAGCTTTGATAATGGAACTATCACCGCGTTTTCATTGTTGACGTGGTTGTTAATGTGAACATAAAGCTTTGTGTCAGATTTCATTAGGCTATATGTGTGCTTTTCGTCTGATACTTTCTTGATAACTTCTAATACGCTCATTTCTCGTCCTCCGGTTTAATCGTCCCAGCCCTAAGCGCCAGCACCGAACCAAATCCCACGTGCCCATCACTGAACTTAACTTTTAGATTCCATTTGTTGCAATAGCCTATTAGCTCGACTTTATCGTCCGAGTGTTTATTATCAAACATCTCTCCGACTTTAACAGTTGGCTTGTTGCGTTTTATTTTATTGCTGAATGACATGATTATTTCCTTTTATTCATTCGCATGGGAGTAGTCATTGAACGAGCTGTGCTTTTCTCACCGCAACGCTCAAAGACTATATTGTAATATTTGAATGTGTGCTTACGCTTAGGTTTAGGCATTATTACTCCCATACTTCCCTAAGTTTATCACGCAATAGCGCGTCATTCTCGGCCTTAACTATGCGCTTATGTAGCTCGCAACCAATTTTAGTTTTGATTTCAATGTTAGATTTGAGGGTGCGTTCAAGCGATTTATCAGCCAAGCTTTGAGATTCTTTCTTGCTGATTTTGGATTTCTTGTTTTTGGTTAAGTTCATTGCGAAATCTGACATGTTAGTTCTCCAGTGAAATAAGTTTTGGTTGTGATATTTCGTTTAGAATGTCGCTAAAGCTTTCGTCTGATATGTTGTCAATGTCTGGATTTACCAGCTTCAAGTTGCGCTCTGCTGACCATTTAAACCTGCCGGAACGAACGCTTTTTATATCGGACTCATACGCTTTGCATTTTTCGGCGGACTTGGTTCCATCTTCGTTATTCAGCTTTGTTTCCCTAAAGTTGCCTACCATGAATCTATGTCCGATATTTCCAGCTTTTGATTTTGTTACTTCAACAAGATCGCCAGCCTTAAATTTAAAACCACTCATTGTGTCACCTCGATTATATTAACGAATGAATAAGCTTCGATAATTGCGAATACCGCAAACAAGAACCAAAACCAGCGCTTTGCGTGCTTTTTATATGGCATTGACAAGTCCTTTTGTTAGCTTTGCGGCGTGAAGCTTTAGTCCATTAGAGATTAGCGGGTCGCTTTGTTCGGATGCCGCTTGTAGTATTGTCTTTGACTTAGCATCGATGTATGCGGCGCTTGCCAATTCTGGAGTGGTATAACGACCTAAGTTTTTTGATGTTCCCTTTATATTAACTCCAGCTTTATACTTTTTTGACTCCCTGTCATAGCTAACCCCCTGAGGGTATTCTCCTCTTTTTGCTGCGTGATCATTTAGTAGATGATTCAATTCTTTTGTTATGAATCGACAATTTTCAGGATCGTAAATCTTATTTCCAGGATTGATAATGTCTTTATCTAGATCCTTTCCTTCCCAGTCTTGCTGCTCCATCCAGTGCTTAAAAGACGTAAAACTAAGCCATTCCTCGCAAACTGCGCAATCAATATATGTTGGGTATTTTTCGTGATATTTTTTTGAATAGCACCTATTAAACATATTTTTCCATCTTGCGTAAAAAGGGCACGTGACTTGTTTACCTCTAATTAAAGGCATAACTATATAATCTGCGTCATTAGTTCCCATGGAAAATATCAATTTACGTTTTGCTATTGATATTTTGCTTGCTTTGATTTGTATAAATTTATTTTTCATAAAAATCTCTTTTTGTCAATCGTCATTTAATTTGATAAGAATTCACATTTTCAAATTTAGAACGCGTTTATTAAAACTCCAAATATAACGGAAGCAACAATACAAGCCGGGCTCTCCCAAAACATCACAGACAATTTCTTTGTGTCTATTTTTATCTTCATTATTTACGCCCCAGTATTTTGTTGATGATTAAGTCTTTAACGAATTGAATCTCCAAAAGGTCATCCATTGGTTTTGAATAAACGCTTCGTGATGGCTTGTAATAAAGGCAGTCGATAATCACCTCGCCGCTTAATTCGATACTGCCGCATACTTCTAATTCGATTGCTTCGCCCTCGATGGTTATCGTTACCGGCCTATATGTAAATACTGTCATGGTGCCTCCTTGGTTTTAGGTACGTTACTATAGAGGGCGGGAATAAGTCAAGCATTATTAACGTATAAACCTACGTAATAATAAATGTGAAATATACGTAATAATATATTGACTAGAATTGAGCGGCGTGTAACTATGGACACATCAAAAACAAGCAGGGGTACAAATTGAAAACTAAAAAGATGGACGTTCAAATGAGTGACCACACTCTAAAGCTGGAATCAGAAATTAAAAAGGTTAACGGCGTTTCAAAGGTTCACTCTCGCCAGACGATTATGGCCGAAGCTATCGAACGTTTGCACAAAAAAATGTTTAAGCCAGCCGACATAAACGAAACAATGTTGAGCACTAAAAATGAATAGGCAATGTTATGCAACAAACGAGTTGGCAGTCATTGGAGCTATCTGTCAAATGGCACAGCATGACACGCTAGGAGATAAAGCAAGCGTTGATGATTCAGCGTTAAGGCATCAAGCTAGAGTGCAAGCGCGAGTTGATTCAGATCAAAGGCATCGTGAGTTAATGCATAAACTTAGAATGCAAAATAACGAAGCTATCAAAGTTAAAGCGTTGACTAGTGACATGGTTTATCCAAAAGGAGCGAGACATGAATGATTCAGCAATGGAATTTTTTACCGAATGTGCCGAAAGGGTCGGTGTGACTTTGGAAGAATTAACCGCGGCAGATGCAAAATTTTGGAGCTTTGAAGATGAGTGATTTAAAATTAGCTTTATCAAAAATACAGCAGACGTTAAACGCCCCTAAAGGTCAGTGGAATGATTACAGCAAATATCATTACCGAAGCTGTGAGGATATCCTCGAAGGGCTTAAAAAGGTTCTTGGTGAATGCGTGGTAACTATTAGTGACGATATGGTAGCAGTTGGTAATAACATTTACGTTAAATCCACGGCAACAATATCACTAGGCACTGAAAGCGAAAGTGTAACGGCATTTGCCAGGGAGCAGGAAAGCAAAAAGGGCATGGTAGGAGCGCAATTAACCGGATCAACTAGCTCTTACGCTCGCAAATATGCATTGAATGGCCTGTTCCTTATCGATGACAATAAGGATTCGGACAATAGCGGAATAAGCATCGCAGAGGTAGCCAAGGAATGCGGCTGGACGATTGAAAGTGTTTTAAACTCTTTCAATCCACCGCTTAAAAATATATCAGAAATATCAGACGTCAAAGCATGCGCGGAACACTTACGCGCCAACAAAGTAAATTAAGGGTAATAAAATGTCTAAAATCGCATTAGCACTAAAAATCAATGTTTCAGCAATGGATCCGGCTCGCTTATTCAATGGTCAAAAAGGTCAATACTTGGACTGTACAGTTTTTGTGGACCTCGACCAGTTAGATCAATATGGCAATTCCGGCATGATCACTCAAGACGTTAGCAAGGAAGAAAAGCAGCAAGGTATTAAAGGTAATATCTTAGGCAACGCTAAAATATTCTGGACCGACACAGGCCGTATGCCCCAGCCTCAGCAGCAGGGTAGCTATAATAATCAGCCTCCCCAGCAAGGTGGGTATCAAGCGCCGCAGCAGCAAGGCGGATTCCAGCAGCAAGCCCCACCGCAACAACAGGCGTCACAGCAAGGAGGTTATCAGCAACAGCCGCCAATGCAACAACAGCCACCACAACAGCAAGGTGGGTTTCAGCAACAAGCGCCATTACAACAGCATCCCCAGCAACAAGGCGGCTATGAATGGAACGATAACGGTCAGTAACCAACAGCAGCCGCGTTCACAGCGCGGCTACTACTAACGTCTAATTACAATAAAAACAAAGAGCCTCTAATATGGGGGCTAACAAACTAACAGGTGGATGAAATGAAAACTGAACTATTGGTAATCGAACAATCAGGATTTGAGCTTGAGCCATTTTTTACCAAAGGAACTGGTATTGATGAAATCTTAAATAAGCTTGAAACTGAAATTATGGCGCACGTACCTGATGTTTCGACCGTGAAAGGTCGTGGCGAAATAACTGCAAACATATCGAAAGCGAAGGTATATAGACTTCACTTGTTTGATTGCCGTAAAAAACTATCGGCAGAATACAAATTGATACCATCAACAATAGATAAACATGGGAAAAAAGTTAACGATTTTCTATTGAATATTGAAGCTAAAGCAAGAATTCAGCTCACCGAATGGGAAGTCGAAGATAAGGCGAAAAAAGAGCGTGCGGCGTTACTGGTTAAAATTGAGCAAAAACATGATGACGCAAATATTGAAAATGAGCTATTTGATTTGAAGGCCAAACAAGCCGAAGCCGATCGCCAAGCTGAAATCAAAGCAGCATCAGAAAAAGCGGCCGCAGAAGCTAAAGCACAAGCCGAAGCCGAAGCGGCCGAACGAATCGCTCAGGCCGAGCGCGAAAAAATCGCAGCCGAACAGCGCGAGATAGCAGCCAAGCAAGCAGTTATTGATGCGGAAAATAAAGCGGCTCAAGATGCTATCGACGCTAAAGCTCGCGAAGAAAAAGCCAAGCAAGATGCTATCGATGCCCAAGGGCGAGCGCGATATGAAGCGGAACAGGCAGAACAGCGCAGAATTTTTGCAGAGCAACAAGCAAAACGTGATGCTGAAGTCGCCGCAGAAAATGCGCGAAAATGCGAAATAAGAAAACAGGAAGTCGAAGCGCATCAAGCAAAGGTCGATAAAGAAGCGAGAGAAGCAAATAAGCGTCATGTTAACGGCATTAAGACTAAGGCCATGAATGACTTTATATCATGCGGCCTAGATGACGCTAGCGCACGCTTAGCAGTTAAGGCATTGGCAGCTGGCAAGATTAGCAACGCAGGAATTAGCTACTAGACCAAGGTCTAATACCACAACCCACAAACAAGGCTTACTCTTATGGGTAAGCCGCTAACAAGCGAGAACGATATGAGCGAAAAATGTAATTGTTACGAAGAAAAAATGAAACTTCTCAAGCCAAAAATAATGGAGAAGATACCAAAAAATGCAACTAATATTGATATCCGTTGGGATGGCTACTCATTCTTTACGGGTGGTGACTATAACCCTGTTAACGCCGGCATTAAAGTTGAGTATCGCGGCATTAAAAAGAGTGGTGCACCAAAAGCTAATCTAACGAAGTTCGATACCTATTTAACTTTTGATTTTTGCCCTTTCTGCGGTCGAGAATTAATGAAGTCAAAGACTTAACATGAAATATTTATTAGCTGGCAACGAAAGCACTAAACGGGTTGAGCTATTAATTAGTTTAACTCGAATAGAAAGCGAGCCATTGATTAAGGCTATAAACCAGCACTTGGTTAACGGTAAGCCAGAAAACAGCGCGGCCATACTCAACGGCATACCGCAGCCTAATTTTAATCGGGCAATGGTCAAGTTAAACAAAGTGGCTGAGACCGTTGAGGCAATCAAAACGCTGGACTGGGCTCACATTAATAATAAATCACTTAACTGATATAAAGAGGATAATAAAATTATGAACTGTACAAATCCAATGTGTATACACGGTCAAGATCAAAATTGCTGCAATCCAATTCACAAGGCGGAAAATAAAATAAAGAAGTATCGAAAAAAAGGAACGCAAGCCATGCGGCCTTATATCCTAGGCGAAGACTTAACCAACGTATCAGTTAGTGTTGAAGATACGCCAGAGGTAGGCGGAATGATTGCCATAGGTGCAGACAATGACGCAAGGTGGTATGTATCTAAAATATTCTTTAATGAAAACTATGTAGAGTGCAATAACAGCAACCAAAAAGCTGCAACAATTGAAGTAATAGAATGGACGGGATACAACCTAAATGAGGTTATAAAGTTTACCGGGCAGAACGTGTCAGTTAGGGATCTAAGCTGGGGCGAGTACGAAGAATTAGTTAGTCGTGAAGGGTTGAAGATTTTCACACTAGAAGGGAGCTACATGGCATCAGTTGGCGATTACATCATCAAGAGCGCTAAAGGTGAGCTTACCTGTGCAAGCCTGACATCTTTGAAATGACTTACGATTACTAAAACAACAAAGGAACTAACATGACAAAACATGAACTAAATATCGTAAAACTAGTCGACTTGATAGAAAAACAGGTCGATACCAGGCATCACCTAATAAACAGAGGTAGCCTTATTCGATTAAATACTTTAATTGAATGCCACGCTATAATGACAGGTACTAAACCGGAGTATTACGACCAAACCGAGCCAAAGACGGGGCCAGCTAAGGACTATCATGAATAATGTAACGATTGAACACGTTGCTTACGCGCTAACCTTAACCGTTGGCTCAGTATTTATACTGGGCGTTGGCGCTGTTTTGGTTATATGTTTAGTTAAAAAATTTGGAGAAGATAACAATGAATAGTCAGCAATTACTAGATCACATTATCACACCGACATTGAAATATATGGGCGGGAATTACGACAGCCTTGACGCAAGAATGCTGCTACTTTCAACGGCGGCTATTGAGTCGAATTGCGGGTATTACATTAAACAGGTCGGCGGTCCTGCTCTTGGTATTTGGCAAATGGAGCCTAACACTCATCAAGATATAAATTTAAATTGTGACGCGCTAAGTGATGAAGATGGCGAAATGTGCGCAAAGCAATGCAATCTGTATATGCCATACAATCTTGAGGTTGAAGCGCCAGGCTTAGTAAATAATCCTATGTATTCTTGCTTTATGGCGCGATTAAAATACTCAATGGACCCTAAGAGATTGCCTAGCTATAACGATAAGCATGCCATTTATGATTATTACAAGCGCATTTATAATACTGAATTGGGCGCGTCAACTCGTGAAAAGTTCTTAGCCGCATGGGACCGTAACGGATTAAATAAGGTGAAATTATCATGAGTTTTTGGGGTAAACTATTCGGTAGCGACAAAGCGCTATCAGGGGTCGTTGATGGCATTACTAACGGCATAGATAAAATCTGGTACACCGATGAGGAAAAGTCAGAAGATGCCGCCAAAGCAAAGCGTGACGCTGCTGGCTTCTTGATTAATTGGATGGAGTCAACCAAGGGGCAGAATTTAGCTAGGCGCTTTCTGGCGATGATGATTACTTTTGTTTGGCTTGTTCAGTATCTCATTGCTAAAGCCTTGCTAATCGCCGCGGTATGGGTTGGTGATCCTAAGCAATTAATGGAGTCCGCCGCGGTAATCAGCGCTGATGCTCAATCAATGACCGGGGCAATGATGCTGATATTAGGGTTTTATTTCGCAGCGCCACACATGGGTAGTATCGCCAAAGCAGCACTAGAAAGGTTCGGCGGCAAAAAATAATAGGGGAATAACATGATTATCAGAAGCGAACAAAAAGACGATTACACACACGCGGAAAATTTCAAATGCTTAGTGCTGGCGGAGATTTTGTTGGGTTTCATTATATGTGTTATTATTGTTAATTCATAATCAATTGAGCTAACAATGGGTAGCATATTCAAACCAAAGCGCGCACCAGTATTTCAAAACAACAAAAGCAAGAAAACCTCGTTTTCTGAGTCTAATGTTAAGCGCGATAAGTCTGGAAGGTTTAAGAAATGAGTAAAATACACTTAACAGCCCCAATTACCGCAATGGCATACCTAGGCGCGTTATTTGCTGTCGATGCTTCTTATGAGTTTGATACTTGGCAAGCGCTATCAACTTATATCTTAGTTGAGCTGTTATTTATCTCATACATATCATTCAGTAAAATCAACTACATCAAAGCGAGGTGGATGAGCCTTTTATTAAGGGCTGCTATGATAGTCGGCGGGGCTTTTTGTGTAATAGTATATATGAGAGAAACGGGGCTCATAGCAAAAGACTCTACGGCATTTGATTACTTTGAGTTATCATACAGATATATTAACATCGTAATAACGGCGCTTTTATTCCTAACGGCGTTTACTCGACAGAGACTATTGAGCAAATTCGATGATTTATGTTGGCCTAGTGTGTTTAATAATATTTATATTTGTAGTGACGATGATAGCTGGCAAACTAATAAGCAGGATAAAGAATGCCAGCACAAGCAATAGCCGAAATAATCAGGGAGGAACTAGGCGAGATGACTAAATCATTAATGAATAAAATGTTGCTTGGTTCAATAGCGACCACAACAACCCTCGCGACAGCTCAGGCAGCGGAGGTTATACCCGTCACCACAATGGATATTTCGACTTGGGTTATGACAGATTACGGATTAGCAATATCAATGATCGCCGGTGTTGTGTTGATATTAGAGCGCACACAGACTATTATTTACAAAGCAGTCGATAGGCACAAACAAAAGAAAGAAGCCAAATTATGAAAGTAACCACAGCAATTAAAGTAGGCGTTTGGGATGAAGAAGAGTGGCACCCGCACAAAGAAGGTATGGGCGTTATTAATAACGGATTCTCAGGCGGATAAAGAATAGACGGCACGGGCACGCTACCCAATCATCTTCAACTGAGGAGGTGGGACCATCTAGGTATTTGGCAACACCAGGCGCATTAATATATCTGTGAAGGTGATTTAATGTGAGTAATCAGCATCCGAGAGGGTGCTTTTTATTTTAATAAACGTTATGATAATAATTCAAGTAAAGGATATCCCAATTAACTTGATAGGAGAATAAATTGAAAAAGCTTAGATTCTTAGCTATTGCAATTACTGGTTTATTATTGTCAGTATCAGTAAGCGCAACTATGATTCAAAGCGATGGCATTTCACTAGTAAACTCAAAAGTTTTTATTGATAGTAACTTTGAGTTTACCGAAGAAAATTCCTGGACTTTGGAGAGTGAAAACAAAACGATCTTTACGGCGGTCACACTGGCTCAAATCCGAAGTTTGGATTTAGCTATCAACGATAATAGCGCAGAGCCTTTAACGCATAATAGCGTTGCTAAATCATTGCCTATTAAGCACGTTGAGGTTGGCTGGCGCATCTAACAACTTATAAAAATTGCGTTGATACAGGAATAATAGAAAAGCCACTTTAATCGAGTGGCTTTTTTATTTGTCAACTAGACCTTGGTCTAATACACAAACATCAAAGCTTATGAGATATTAGATATCAAGGGGAAAGTCATGAAAAGAATGGATGATCATCAAAGAGCGGAACGTTATTTTTACATAATTGAATTTGTAGCTATTGTTGTTGGCGCATTAATTTACATTATTAGCGCTATTCCGGCGTGAGGCAAAGTTAAATAAAACCCCACCGGCCCGATTAATCAAAGCCGGTGCAAATAAGGAAATTACGATGAGTAACTTAATATCACACCCAGAGCAGTGTCAAGCGGTAAACTTAGATACAGTTGTTAGTGTATTCCATCAAGCGGGCATATCTAAAAAGATATGGTTTTCATACCCTGCGATAAGCATTGATAGCGAACTGGAAGTAACTTGGGAATTCAAAACTAAGGAGGAGGCTGGAATCGTTTACAATAAAATACTTGATAGATTCGTAACTGAAATAAATTAAATAACATCACGGACTTTTGATTATTCATGGTCCGTGGTACAATGGTTTTGTTGATTGGCGTCGGAACCAAAAGACACTAGATAGGGTTTAGTTAGTAACTGTGATGATTCAACATCATCATTCCGACCAGTTACTAGACTAAGCCTTTTTTAATGCCTCAGTTTTACGTCAAGATTTATCCTAGAGCACATTCTTTATCAACAAAACATGATATTCAAAGCTACGAATCAAAATAGCAATTAACACAAAGTCCAAGCACTGTCCCGCCATGACAACTTGGCCCCATCATGAAACTCTATGAGTGTCAGCGTTATTTATAACGACCGAGTAATCGGGTTAGGGGATCAATTAGTACCTATGGATTGTTATTTGGTCCATATTTAACTAGATACACGCTTTGCCATCTTGGATAAGCCCTTTAGTTAACTAGCTGTGTAGGTATCAGTTAGGGGAAAATGGCTTAACTATGTCTTAAATTAATAATTGGAGAATAAAATGATTGATGACAAAAAAAGATTAGTTGAAGTCTGTGCCGAATGCGGATGCGCCAGCTGTTATCACGGTGAGTTCATGTGCTGGGAATCCACAACCGCAGGAACCAAAAAGAGGACAGTAGCCCAGTTAGACGAAGCATATTTAGAAGATAAGCACCACTACTCGAAAGAAAACATTAAAAAAGTGTATGGAGAAGAAGCGCCGCACGGATATGAAACAGAGCAGTGTGTTACGGGGGAATAAATTATGGCGTTTTTTATACCGTTTACTGTGGAATGTGATAATTGCAAGGTTAGCGAAACACTGAAAGCATCCAGCAAAAGGGACATGAACAGAAGGTTAATCAACCCTCAAGATGTTGAGAAATCAAAATGGTTCGCAAAGGATAACGTTCATTTTTGCGGATCTTGTCGCGATCACTTTCCATTCACCCAAGATGAAAATGGCAATAACATTTTTGACGTTAGCTAAATCCATTCAAGCAATAAAGAGGAATAACAATGACGACCATAACTTATCACCACAAAGACAAGCAAGTAGCGTATGACGGGCGATGCACTGGCGGTGATGTAATAAAGTGTGACGATGATGATAAGTTAGATACTAAAGGGGATTTGACTTTTATTTTAGCAGGCGCTTTGGACGAGAAAGAGCACCTAATAAGTCAGTACCCAAATAAACTAGAAAAGACAGTAAGCGTTTCAGGCTTTCTAATAAAAGACAATATTGTATATGGTATTTGCGGGGACGATCTTAATATAGCTGAGTGGAAAATGAATTACTCTGACGCTCATGGTAGCGGCGCTAAATTCGCTATCGCTGCAATGGACCACGGCAAGACCGCTAAAGAGTCCGTTAAGTACGCAATGACTCGTGATATCCATACTGGCGGCAAGGTTAGAGTATTCGACGTTAAATAATCCAACACAAATAAAACAAAAGGTAACTAACATGACATTTACATTAGAGAACACTAAAGAAGCGACTCATATTTATTTTAACTCTACAGTTGGTGCTATATTTAGAACCGATAAAGGCTACATACAGGGCAATATGGTAAGTATGAGTAAATCATTCGATAAGATTCCTTATTCGGCTCAGGTGCTATCACGCTCAACTAAAGAAACAAAAGAATATCACACAGACTTTCGCGGCGTAACACAATACGCACAGCCACAAGGAAACGAAATGGACGATGTTAGCGAAATAGATTGGATTCACGGCTCAGAATATTACAAGCCATCAACTAAAGAGTTTTTCAGACTGCCAGTAACGGGTAATTACGCTGAATACTTCTCTCATGAGCGACAGGCATGGAAAGTTCAAGCGATGACGCCAACAAACAACCTAACACGCAGCTATTTTGTAAAGCGCCTAGAATGGCCTAGCTGTGATAGTCAAGAGAACATTAACCCAGGTGTAACGCTTGCTGATAGTTACTCGTTTAAAGAAAGCCTTGATTCAGTCATTAAACCAACATTCACACAAGCTCAAGCTGATGCCGGGGAGCAAGCGGCGATTGGTAGTCGTGTAATGTATCTAGCAGGTACAGGAATCAAAAAAGAGGACGGCACATTTACTAAAGGCTACTGGGATGAAACCACTATCATTGCTCGTCATAATGATATGACTTGGCTAGATACTCACGGCATCCAAAGTGACATTGAAATCAAACCAATCCAGACAGCCGAAGAGAAGTTAATGACTGCACTATGGGATACTATCGAGCAAAATGATGGCGACTTAAACGAATCATCAATTGACGCATTTCGATCTGACTTGCTATCTAAATTCACAATCACATTAAAGGGGTGATTTATGGACGCATTAACTTTATCTAGAAAAGTAGCTGATATTGATGGCTGGTCAGGCGTTGACACTGTAACAAACGTTGGAGCGCTATCAGCTGTTGTGGATGGCAAAGGCGGAGTGATGGGGAAGGCTCTGCTATTAGATTTGATTTTTAAATATAAGGTTGAACTAACCCACTGGGACAATAACGATGGTTGCGTTTTTATAGGAAATGACGTTTACAATAAAACGTACGAATTCAGCTCTCACGAGTCATTACCTCGCGCAATACTAGAATGTATCATCCAGGCTAATGACCTGCGGTAAGATGGCGTTTGTTTCGAATGGCGAGGCAAACGTATTTATTAAAATGTGCAAGCGGCGCAAGGGTAGGAAGGCGATCCATAAGTGCAGCCCTTACCTTTGCCCGAAGTGCGGGTTGTTCCATCTAACCAGCCAGAAAGGGAAGGTATCGACAGGCAGAAAGAAAGCATTGCGAAGAAACTTAAAATTAAAAGGGGATGACCATGATAACAATAAGTAAAGTTAAGGATAACGATTGCTGCATTTGTGCGTATGCAATGTGCGAAGGAGTTAGCTGGAATGTATCAAGGCGGAGACTACGAAAGCATTTAGTTAACAGAAAGAGGCTAGGAGTTAGTGGCGCATCGGTTCGTGATGTTGGCATTTCTGGTTATTCACACGTCATCAAAGGGTCATTCAAAACGCTTAATGAAATATTTAATTTTGGCACTGGCATTATATTCATAAATTGGGGTGATGGTACTGGTCATGCAGTGTTTTGGGATGGCTGCAAATTCATTGATCACACACAAGATGGTAGGCTTCATAACAAGAGAAGCATTGATGGGTTATTGTTTGATGGAGAATGCATATGCATGATCCTTAAAAAAGACAAGCAGAGATTATTCACCAAGCTAAAATCATTTATCTCGATGCATTGGTTCAAATAGCAAACCAAATCCACCTTAATCGGTGGTTTTTTCGTATCTATACATCTGTGTTACAATAATGATTTACGGAGAGTAAACAATGCCACGCCACACAGTAGCGGAGAAAGCCAAAAATCGCGCAAAAGAAGCCAAGAAGACCAGAGAGAAAAAGATTATAGCGAGTAAGCGTCGACGGAAAAGATAACTCTAACCAGCGTAATTAATAGCCGCAATCACGCGGCTTTTTGCTATCTATCGTGATGTGATATAATGGCCCAATAGCCAAGTTGGCTGACAAATAAAAGTGGGTCACTTAAATGTCAAAAGAAAGAAAGTTAAATCCTAAACAGGAGAAATTCGCACAAGAAGTTGTATTGAATGG